TTATCTAAGAAATAATTTGTATATATAAAACCTTTGAACTATATTTGTAGTCAATACACTATGAAGAAATACATACTACCCCTAATCATGTTAGTCGTTATACTAACATCTTGCTCTACCCCACAACATGGGTACAACTACAAGAAACATTCTAACACACAACAGAAGATGTATAAACAAACTAAACGTGTGAACAAGGGGAAGAACCAACTCAACCATCAGTGTACCCCTAAGAAACACAGACGATAATATGAAACGATTTAAGATGACCCCCGACTTGGGGATACTAATATACATAGCCGTAGTTATTACCCTCGTAGTAATACTAAGAGCTTACCACATACTGTAAAGGGGAGGGGATACTTATCATAAGTTATCAACACCCCCTACTACTCCCCCCTATACCCCCATATACGGGGTACCCCCTCCCGTATCCCCCCTTATATAGGGGGTTTTTTGGGTCAGAAGGGGGGATAATCCCCTCGAAAAAATCCTGGAAAAAAATTTCTATAAAAGGGACCCTTTGTTTTAAAATGTTCTCTATATGTAAAAAATAAATTTTGGGAATTTTTTTAGAAAATTGGTATTTATAGTAAACATTATATATTATGAAAAAAGTTGTAAGATTAACAGAAAAAGAATTAGCAGATATAATTAAAAGGGTTATTAATGAGGGTAATATAGATAGGTCGACTAAGACAAAAGATTTTGACGTTAAGATGGATAATTTCCAAGATAGTGTTAAGAAGTTTTTAAAGGGTAAAGATTGTAAGGTGAATCAGGTGGGTGATGATTTTGAGGTTCATTCGGGTGATACGATTATTCAGGTTATGTTTAGAAAGACGGGTATTAAGATTAAGAAAGAAGGTGATAAATTCGGTAAGGAATTTGATTTTAACGAAATGGGTAAGATTAAATCTGAATTGAATAAGATGTTGTAACCCCTCCAATGATAGTATTGTTGGACCGACCTCTTGGATTAATTCCAAGGGGTTTTTTATTTCATATATTTTTCTTATTATTAATATATGGAAATGGAAGAAGAAAAATTATCAGTTACTGTGGATGTAACATTAAAGGACAATAAGTTTTTTTATAACATAATGGCCAAGAAGGGTATGAATATGGATGAGATTATATCTGTATTATGTGGGGCTATTTCGTTATCTATTCGTAGTAGGGAAACCCCTGAGTTACAGGGTCAAACTCTTAGGGATATCATTGGTCATTTGGAATCTGAGTTTATTAATGTGAATTCATTTTCTGACGTTAAATAATTTTTTGGTAAATTAGTATTATTGTTTTATCTTTGTAAAAAAAATATATATGGAACCTGAAGAAGAAAATATTGGTATGATGAATATTTTAGGAGATAATGTTTTGTTAACAAGGGATTATGGTAATTATACTATAACTAATGGAGGAATGACTGTTAATCCGTATCTTGATAATGATTATCGTGTTTCTTCAATGAACAACAGAACGTATAATAAGGATGGTGAATTTGTTTTCCCTGAATTATTATTCAAGGTTCTTAAGAAGAGTTTACCTGGTATTCATTCAATTGTTATTAATAAGTTTGAAACTAAATTTACATATACTGTTGATAGTTTTGAATCTACCCCAGAGTATTTGGTATCTGTTGATGTTAAATACAATTGGGATTCAAATGAGATATTATCTCCTGAAAAGTTGGGTGATAAAATCAACATGTCATTTCCTATGATATATACTGACGTTAAGTTTGTTAAGTTTCATGTAAACACCGTTAAGGTTGAGAGACGTGATTACGAGAAAGAGTTTATGAATATCTTTGGGAAAAAATAATTTTTTTCTTCGTTGTTCAATTCCCCCTACCCCCTTTTTTGTTTTGATGTATTTATTGTAATATGAAATACCAAATCACAAAGGAACAATATTCTAAACTTGTCTATAAGTTAATTGATGTATTTTTTAAGGATGCTAAATTTACCAAATCGGAAACTAAAGATAGGAATGGGGATTATGTGTCTTATGATATTATTGTTAATGGTGAGGACGTTGCTTGGATTAATTCAAACGAACACACATCTAAAACTAAGAGATGTAAACATGAACTTATAATATATGATGCAACTATATCAATGATAACAAACTTCGTTCCGATTTATAGAAAGAAGGTATTCTCAAAAATACTTATTAAATATTTTTCTGATATTATTGGTGAAGATATTGATTGTATTGATTTTGATGTAAAACCTCATGGGAGTGAAGATACAATTACATACAAGAAAAAATTCAAAAATAAAAAATAATTTTTTTTGTCGTTCAATTCCCCCTACCCCCTTTTTTGTTTTGATTGGTATTTATAATAAACATTATATATTATGGGAAAATTTATTATTACTGAAGAGGAAAAAAATAGAATAAAAGGTTTGTATGAACAAACCACACCCCCGACTACTACTCCAACACCTACAGGTGCAACACAATACATGGCGGCGGGAACTAAGTTTTGTTTTTTTGGTAGTTGTAGAATAGATATTAAAGTTATTGATAGAAAAACAAGTCAGATTATTGTATCTAAAGGAGCTGAGGGTGCAGATGTTAATTCAATCTATCCTCAAGTTATTAAACAAATTCAAGAAGAATTGGTTAATAAAAAAATTACAGGTGTTACTTTACCAACATTAGAACAATTAGAGGACACTAGCCCAAAAAAATAATATGAAATACGTTATCACCGAATCTCAGAATTTACAAATGAGGAAAGTTAATTTCTTAAAGGATTATGTTGAGAACTTATTATCTAAATACGAATGGTTTAATGGTGATGTTGAGATAAAAACAAAAAATTGGAAATTTAGAAATGAGACATATCCTGTATATCAAATTATACTAAATACAGGTGGTCGTAGTTATCATGCTTATGACGAGGGTTCAGAGATTGAGGAAAAGATTGGAACCATGTTTACTTTATTATTCCCTAAAGATGAAGACGGAGATTCCACTGCGGTGTGGGATGTTATTTTTGTATAAAATATTTATTGTAATATGAAATATATCATTACCGAGAGTAAGTTAAATGAGGTTATTAAGAAGTACATGGAGGCAACCTATGGTGATGTTGAAATGAACATTGACAAAGATGATGATGGGTATATTCATTTCTTTAGTAGGAGAGACGTTGATAGGGATGGTTACCCTGTAAGAATTGCCCACAGAAATAATCACGGGACATTATGGATTGATTATTCTTTTTTTGAAAAGATGCGTGTTTTATTTGGAAATTCGGTTGGTGAAGGTATTGAAAAATATTATACTGATAAGTTCGGAATAGAGATTAAGAGAATTAACATGGAGTTTTAGTATTTCACTAGGATATTTGACTAGTGAAATCATTATTAGTATTATTATAAAAAATATAATACTATGGAAAAATTACAACAACTTATTGAAACATGTCCTGATGAACTTTTTGAAATAGTTAGTAAACTATATGATGAAAAGTTTCCTCAGAAGAAAAAAAATTCTAAAACCATTTTTAAATTTAGAGTATTAGGTAAAAATTACGATAGTAATATTACAACTAAGAATTACGTATCATTTATTTCTGATATTTCTAAGATTCATCCTTTTGAAATGTTTAAAGAATGTATACATGAATATTATCTTTCTAACAATGACTCGGTATTAAAACAATCACAAAAGATTAATGACAACTTTTATATTAGCGGATATAGTTCTACTGAAGTTAAGGTAAGACATGTTATGAACATATGTGAATTACTTGGAATTAATTTGGAAATATTGTAAATTTTGTTCTATATTTGTTCCATGGATTTATCTAATTATACAATCGAACAACTTGTTGAATTAAAAGAGAAGATTAATAGTCAAATTTATTCTTTTGAGGATGGATATTTTTATATCTGTAAAATTAATTCCTATGGAAGAAGTTGGGAAGAAAAAGGTATAACAAACCCATATACTCTTCAGGAGTTATGTTATCAGTATAATGGTGATGAGGGTATTCTTAATGTTTATACAAATAACCGTGATTTAAATATTCAAAACTACGGTGACGTTAAATTCTTTCCTACACGTGAGGACTACGGGAAGTGGTACAAATATTCATATTTGAAACGACAAATTCCTAATATAGAAAAAGAATTGGAGGAGTGGGAAAACCGAGATAACGTTCCATTTAGTCGTCGTCCATTATTTGCACCCATCTATTCAGTTGAGACTGTTGAGGAGTATAAGAAAGAAATGTCCGAACTTGAGGGTACATTCGCGGAACCTGTTAATCTTGGCAGGTATCATGACGAGGAAGAGGAGTAATTTTTAAACCCCCATTCATCTGAGTGGGGTTTTTTGTTTTATATGGTATTTATATTATATGAAAAAAATAGTTAAATTGACTGAATCAGATTTAGTTAAAATCGTTAAAAGAGTTTTGAAAGAACAAGGAGTTATAGGAACATTAGGTTCAAGAAGCGCCTTCAATTTATCCAAGTCATCACCTACCGAAGTACCTGCCGGTAGAACTCCACAAGTACAGGACGACCCAACAGGGACTATTACTGAATGCTATCAAAGAAATATAAACAATTTAGTAAATGCTTGTAAACGTAATGAATCAAAATACGTTCCTGATAAAGACGCAAAATATATTGCGGAGCAATTACGTGATGAAATGGAAGGATTGGGACTTTATCATACAGATATTTATAGTACATTGGACTACCTTAAAAAGGATACCCCAAAATTCTGTAGAGTGTCAAATGCGTTTAATTTTAATAACGAAAATCTAGCTCAATGGTTTAAAGACGAATTAACATTATTACCTGACTTAGTTTGGAGAAAACTTGAAAACCACGGTAGAAATTTAAACGTTGGTGACGCTTGCTCGACCGCTTCATAAAAATATGGAAAAATCAAAATACAAGGCGTTTTCTAAAGTAATGTCCGTTTATTTTAAGTCAAAAGAGATTCACGGATTAATAATTTATCATGATGATGAATATACTAAAGTTAATTTTGAGAATGAAATAGTTAAGGTCCCAATCTTAAAGATAAAAAACCCAAATAACATTCCGTTTTCATACAATGCACTCAGCTCTTTACTTGATGATGAATTAGATACTGTTGGAAATTTTGCCAATGTATCAATTATATCATACCAACGTCCGTCACTTATAGTATTTAATGATTTCAATAAAGCAGATTTTTATATTCCTGAAGAAAATGAAAAAAAATTAAGAAAATGTTTAAATACAGACACCGTTAAGATAAAATTTAGAGATAACAACAGCATAATATATACAATATATGGAAAATATATTGTTAATAATGACTTTGAAATGTATTGGGAAAGTAGTGATGTTTTTAAAATAGACATCACTTTTGAAATTGAAAAAATATTTGTTGATGACCTTGTTAGAAAGGTTCATCATTTTATGGAAAACTATGATGATATGGTTCACTTGGTTTATGATATAAAGTATGATAATGATGAATTGTTTGAAAACCCTGTATGGGATTGTATTATAGAAAATTTGAGTCAATATAAAACAATGATAAACAAAGACTGGCAATATGTTGATGTGAATATTATTGTATCTTGATATATTTATAAATAAAAAACTATGAAACATTTATTAAACGATTTATCGGAAGAAGTGAAAAATTCAATTCGTGAACAACACGAAGGTGGTAAAAAAATTGTTATTGAAAATTTTAAAAAATTGATTGAAACAAAATCAGGTGATGTTAAACCGTATATTACAGAATCAACTCTTGATAAAAAAAGTTTTGAAGCTAAGATGGAAACTGCTCCTGAAGATAATATTGATAACGCAATTAATTCTTTGGTTGGTAAAGATAAAGATGAGGTTAAAGCTTACTTTTTGGAATTAAAACAAACCAATCCTAAATGGTTAAAAAAATTACTTAAAAAAGTAAAAAGAAGTTTAAAACAACAAGCAAATGAATTTAAAAAAGACATACCAAAGTTTTTAACCGCTATTGGAGTTCAAACTTTGGCTTATATGGTGTTTAAAGATAAAGTGGATAATTTTGTCGAAGATAATACTAACTTGAAATAATCAAAACCCCACCACAAGTGGGGTTTTTTATTTTCATATGTATTTATTACATATGAAGTACGTGATAAACCAAAAACAATTAGAAAAGACAAAAAATTTAATTCAAGGGTTAATTAATTCTAAATTAGATAGTTTAAGGGAAGAATCTGAGGAGTGGGGAATGGGTGAGATGGACGCCATCCACGAAGTTGAATCTGTTGATAAGATTGAGGTTGTTGATATTGTAATGTCAGGTAATATAAAAGTTTATATTAATATATACAGAAATCAGTTAAGACATGATTTTGATAATTTAACTGATGAAATACAATACAAATTAGAAGATTTGTTACCCAATATTGAATTAGAAATAAACGATGTAATTGATGAAAGGAAATTTGGGACTGGAATTGATTGGTAATCCATTTATTTTTTAAAATTTATTTTTATTTTTATTTTATGACACAAGAAGAAAAATCACAATTATATAGTCAACTATTGACTCAACACACTCGTTTGGACAATAAAATTAACGAAATTAAATCTGAAGATTTTGAACTCAACGATGAACAAATGGGTAGAATTAGAACACTTCAGATGCAACAGGGACAATTGGTTGCTCAGATGCAACGGTTGATGAATGGTTAAACCATTCAGGAATATTTCTATTTTTCCATTTAGCAAAATCTTTTTTGGCTCCGTTATAGTAGTTTCTATATGATTCTATAACGTCTGTTACTTTGTACTCATCCGGCATTGCTTTTGGTGGTTCTGTAAAACCTTTGTCACAAATGTTTAACTTATTTGTGACACACCACTCGATTACATCCTGAGATTTATGACGTTTACCGTATCTATAAGTGTATTCTTTACATAACTCAAGTCCCAAATCACATAAATAAAGATAGTTTGATAATGACTCTCTAACCCATATTGAACAGGGGTGGTTTTTGTGTGATAACTTATACGGTACTTGGTCGGTTACTTGTACGGTACTTGGTGGGTACTTGGTGGGCGCTTGGTGGGTTACATGGTGGGCTCCACATAATAGTTGTGCAGTTTCCAAAATCATTTTAACGACATGTTTATCACAATGGTATTCTGCACATTTTTTTGTGTCCCAATCCAAAAAGAAAATATTCATAGTGCTAATATAAACAAAAAATCCCACAGACGTGGGATGTTTTGAAAAATAAATGAAATTGTATTAGTTTACTGACACAACTTCTAAATCAAAGATAAGTTTCTTACCTGCTAATGGATGGTTCATGTCCAATACAACAGTACTTTCTTTAATTTCCGTAACCACAACGTTTACAGGACCAAATTGGTTTTGTCCTTGTAACATATCCCCAGCTTTAACACCTTCAGGGACTTGAGATAAAGCAACTTCACTCATTAGTTGTGGATTAATATCTCCGTAAGCATTTTCTGGCTCAATTTCAATTGTTTTCATTTCGCCAATAGTCATGTCAATTAATCCGTTTTCAAAACCTGGAATTAATTGTCCTTGACCTAATGTTACTGTAAGAGGTTCTCTACCCTCAGCTAAAGATGTGTCGAATACTGAACCATCTTCTAATTTACCTGTGTAATGAACAGATACATTATCACCATTTTTAATTTTTGTCATATTCAAGTATATTATTTTTTTTTGATATAAAAAAGTGTAAAAGTTAATTTTCTTTGTATTTATATAGATAAAAAAGAATTTTTTATGAAAAAAGAAAAAGTTATTAGATTAACAGAAAATGAACTTGTTAATTTAATTAAAAAAGTTATAAAAGAACAGTCGGATTTAACCCCAAAAACACCTGAACAATTTCGTAAGGAAGTTTCGGGTCTTACAGGTTCTGAAGTTCTTATGTTTAACGCTTATGGTTTAAATAAATACACAGGTGAAGGAGGAATTTTTAAGGGTAAAAGAACTTCTGAAAACTATAAAATAAAAGAAGTTGGAATAACAACGATTAATAATTTACCAACAGTTGAATTTACAGTTCAAGATATTTCGACAGGTTCGGACGTTGAGGGTTATACAGGCACTTTTTTGAATAGAGATAAAAAAAGATATAGTGAACCTATTAAATTCAGATGGAACTGTAACTCGGCATTTGAAAAAGGATTAGGTGCTATTGGTGAACCTTTCCAAAGAAAAGGTGGAATTAAAGAAGATTACCTAAATAATGATTTAGCGAAAGTAATCACATCAAGACCGTTTTGTACTTATAAAGGAACCCCTGATTATGTAGTACCAATTAAACCAAACGCATCATATAGAGGTGCTCCAAGATAAAATAAAACAAATAAAAAAATGAAAAAAGTATTAAGATTAACAGAAAGTGAATTAACTAGTCTTATCAAAAGAGTTGTTAATGAATCTAAATCAAATATCCAAGAAAAATGGGAAGGTGATGTTGAGGTTGAAAAAACTGGTCAACATGCTGGAAAATCAATTTTAGAGCTTAACGCAGAAATTAAAAAGTTAAAAGAAAAATCTGAAAAACTACAAGACGAAGGTAAAAAAGTTCCTAAAGCAATGAAGGAAAAAATGAGTGAACTTTATTTTGCAAAAAGAGCTAAACAAGGTTGGAAAGGAAAAGGTAAGGCAAAAGTTAATGAAGAACTTGAAAACTTCTTTAATCCTGAAGCTATGAGTACAGGTGGAGCAATTGCTACGATGGTTGGAACAACTATTGCACTTTTAGGTATTGCTGGATGGGATTATCTTAAGGATTTTTATCGTAAATTAAGAAATACTGAAGGAAAGGAACAAGAAGCAATGGAACTTAAGTCTATTATCCAAGATTACGAAAGTAACAAAATGAATTCAGGTGACGGTGATGATGATATGGATACAAATGAAAGGATAATGGGAATGGAACCATCCGATGATATGGAAACACCAAAAGAACCTATGGCGGAAAATATCAGAAGAAGAACAAGAAGATATTAATTTTAAAAAAAAATAATGAAAAACTCCCAATCGGGAGTTTTTTTTGTTTATATTTGTAGAACAATTAACACCAACACCACTATGAAAAACTTAAAACTAAAATTGACTTCAGCAATGTTCGCTCTTGTATTATCAGTTGTATTAATGGTAACCTCACCATCATTACCTGTATTTGTTTTAAGTGTTGGTCTTATTGTATTACAGACAGCTTTGTGGGGTAAGTTGATGAAAGAGATTAAAGAATAAAAAAGACGCAATGTTTCTTTTAAAAAAAATAAAGGAAAATCAAATTGAAGAATTAAAATTTTTAAAATCTATTAAAATTAATTCAAAATGATTTTCCTAAATAATTTAAACTAAATTCAATTCTTCTTTTTCCTTCATCATTAAAGTATACGCTCTTTCTAATCTGGTAAGACCACAACCCCACCCGAAACGAGGGAAAAATTCTAAAGATAAAAATTCATCTAATTCTTTTTCAACCCTTTCTTTGCCAAATAACTCAAACAATTTTGCAGAATAGTCACCATTTTCTATGGTGTAAAAGTTATTTTTCATTTCTTCAACATTACAACTTCTTTCAGCACTTCCGATAGTTTCTTGTCCGTAAAGAATTACATCAACTTTATTAAATACTTTATTCATTCCTTCTTTCATATTCCAAAATGGATTAGTTCTGTATGGAAAATTTTGTAATGATACAACGTTTCCTTTTTCTTTCCACATTCTTGTTTCATGTTCATCTTCCAAAATAGAAACTCCGTCATATTCTTCACAAACATCTTCATAATTAACTTCAATTGGTTTATCAAATCCCAAGTACTCTAAAAGTTCTGACTCTAATTTAATTAAGTCCGACATATCACCCTTACTTTCAACCTCAAACATTGGAAAAATTAATGAATGTCTACCTGGAATTGGGTCTTTTTCTTGTCTATAAGACGTTGAAATACAATAGACACCGTTCCATTCAGGATTTTTAAGAAGTTCGTATTCTAACCACATTTGGCCTGTCTGTGGTAGTGGCCATACTTCTCCTTGATAATTGAATGTTGTTATTGAGTGTGGATTTTCACACGCTGCCAAGATTGATAATCTTGATTGGGTTGGAACTTCTTTAAATCCTTTGTTTTGGAAGAATGTTCTCATCTTTTGAACTAACTCGTTGTAAGTTTCTGTGTTTTTCATTTTTTGTTTTTTTTATTTTATTTATTAAAAGGGCAAAAAAAATCCTGACAAATGTCAGGATTTCTTAAAAATATTATTGTTATTTAAATTTCGTAGTTTCGTTTTAACTTTTTTTGTTATCATTAAAATTAAATATATGCTCTTTATTAAAAATAATCAACATTAGCAAAATATTTATTAAAAAGTATTTATCAGTATGAGAAATTTGTTGACTGAAGTTAGTAAAATAAAATCAATGATGGGTTTAAAACCAAATATTAATGAGCAATCAGTTTTTGATGATGTTAATAAAATTATGGGTTTTAAACCGTCAAATCAAGAACCAAATTTAATGGATAAATGGTCTTCTATGGGACAACCAAAAGACCAAATGAAACCAGATTCGGGAGGTGTTATTGATGCTGCTAAGAAAATGATGAAAACAAAAACACCAAATAGTGGTCAAAAACCTACAGGTGTTTCAAATAATCTTGTAAATTTTGTTGGTAATATTGAGTTTTTTGTTCCTTGTGTTTATGATGATGCTAAAGGAGGTAAATGTGTTAGAGGTGAAGTTGATTGTTGTTTAAAAGGTAGAACACCGTCTGGAACACCGACAATTGGTTATGGTACGGTTTATTACCCTGATGGTAGAAAAGTATCGCCTAAAGACCCATCAATAACAAAAGATATAGCTAAAACGTATTTAAAAACTGCTTTAAATAAATTGGCAGGTAAGTTATTAGCAATATATCCTAATTTAAATCAAAACCAAGTTGACGCATTATCATCATTATGTTATCAAGTTGGATTTGCAGGTTGTACAACAAAGGCTCCAAAATTAAGCACTTCTTTAAAAATGAATCCTAATTCTAATTCAGTTAAAGTTAACTTTTTAGATTTTAGTCACAGAGACAGAAGAGAAAAAGAATGGAAGATTTATAGTCAAGGAATTTATTCTTAACCCTTATATTTATAGTATATGAAAAAGTTTATTATTACAGAAAGTCAATTAGAATATATCGTTAAAAGATACCTTAACGAAGATGCAAGATACGTAATGTCGTTTGACGAGTTTATGAAACATAAAAACAAAGACCAACAATATAAGTGTGGTTTTGAAAACTTATGTTTTGTTATCTATGATGGAAATCACCAAATAGATTTGGATGAAAAATTTCATGAAAAACACAAAATTCCTAATGGAGTTGGTGGGACAGTTTACCATGATGGTAACAATGTTTATTTCTGTCCTGACTTTGGTGATGACAGACCACAAAGAACTATTCAGGTTTATTAAAACTCAAATTGGTGTTTAAATTCGTAACCTGTTGAAGATACTTCGGTATTCATACGCAAATCTAATTCTATAGTTTGGTTTTCATTATCAATTGTAAACGTTCCCTCAGAACCTTCATTTATTTCCCATCCACCATGATTTTTTTCCAAAATGTTATATAACTTGGTTTCCCAAACTGCGGATAAATCATGTTTGTCGTTACCATCATTGTAATATCCAAAATCGTCAATATAACCTGAATCACCACCACCGCTAAAATCAACTCTAATTTTAAGTTTACCATCTTCTTTCCACTGAACCATATCCTCAAGTAATTCCTTTTCGTCAATTTCAAACTCTTGGTAATATGATTCATAACCCATAGTTTGAATATCTTCATCAATTGTAAAAGTTTTATCTCTTGTTGAATACTCACATGATACCGTTGCTCTAGAATCACCATCACCTTCTAATGAATCTAAAACTTTATCTTTAATAGAATCAAAAAAATTATCTAAAAAATCAAATAATTTATTAGGTATAATATCATAAGCATTACCTCTTCCAGTCCAAGGAGAAAAGTGATAATCAACATTTCCATCGTAATCAACATAAAAGTCATTACTGATATGAGTAACACCATTACTTAATAGGATATAATGTAAAAGTTTAAATTTTTTAATAGTTTCAGGGTTGTTAAATAATTCTTCCATAACAATAAATATCAATCATCAATTTCTAACTTCATGGTTTTAATCATCCATAAAGGTCTTTGTTTATTTTCTAATGCTAACACCCATTCTTTTCCAGACGGAATATATCCGTTACAATCTTCCATTACATGTTGTTCACCGACATAACGGGTATATACAGTTTTCCCATCACTATTTTTAAATTCCGGACCAAATTTTTGCTCCATTTCAAAAATACCCTCTGAATGATGTCGAAAAATTCTGTGTGATGAATGGCCATACCATGATTTTGTACTATCAAACCATTCATGAATTTCAATATAATCTTCCCATTTTCCTCCGAATTTTTTTGCTGAGGATTTAGCGTGTACGATTGGATGTGCCATAATTTAGTGTTCTATAGATGTTGTTAATATATAATCCTCAGGAAGTGAAAGACTTTTGATAGTATGTAGGACAAGAATTTCCAAGCCTTCCGGAAAAAGTTCGATAGCGTATTCATAATTTGATGGGTATAATTTTACTGATAAAATATTTTTTTTCTGACTAATTGAATGTGAAAATTCCGTAACTTTGATTTCGGAATTTTTACCAAACCATTGGTCAATGTCTTGTTTGTTTGTTTTATTTAAGACTTTTTCAAAAAAACTCTTTTTCATAATTATATATACAAAAGAAATATAAGATATTTATTGTTAAGATGAAAGTAAATTTATATGATAAATCTAGTGGACTTGGTTCTGAACAAATAAATGTTATTCAGGACTTCTTGAGGTTTTGCCAAAAAAACTCTCCACTTAAGAAAGACGTTGACATCCAACTTCTTGGTGAACGTTTTGGTAAAATGACTACTGGTAGCGAAATTACTGGTAGAATTAAAATTCTTGCTGGTGGAAGAATGTTAATTGACATTTTAAGAACTATAGCTCACGAGTGGGTTCATGAGTTTGCTCGCCAAAGAAATATCAAGTTGCAAGGGTTTAATACCCAATCTCAAGAAAATTATGCTAATACTGAAGCAGGTATCATGATTCGTATGTACGAAAAAAGTAATCCGCAATTAACTGCGTTATTGTATAATTAAAAAAGATTATGTATATTTGTCCTATGGATAGGGACTTTCAATGGATACGTAAAGTTATTGGTTCAATAACTCATTTCGGACAGATTCAATCTGCAGAAAATCTGATTGATTTATATGTTAAAAAGTATGAAAATTCTGAAGAATTAACACAATATTCTTTGGATTTTGAATGTAGTATTGTTTCCTTAAAGAAAAGTTTAATTAGTAAAAAAACAATCCTTGAGTTATGATTGAAAAAATAAATGATTTTATTTGGAAATATTTTAGAAATCCTGTTAGAAACTTTTCTACCTCTGTTGGTAATCTAATCAAGTGGTTTCCTGTTATTTGGAAAGACCGTGATTGGGACGACCATTACATTTTTGAGGTATTCAAGTTCAAGTTAGAGAAACAGGCTAAGTACATTAAAGAAAAAGGTTTTCACATGAATTCTGACCTTGATGCCAAAAGGATGATGTTGTGTGTCAAACTGATGGAAAAAGTTCAAGAAGAGTTTTATACTATGGAATATATGGACTATGAAGATAAAGATTTTTTCTTTGTCCCAACAGGTGATGATATTGAAGATGATTTAGGTGGATATTATATGGAGACACGTTTGAAAAAAGAAAACTTAAATGATTTTTTCAAAAAATATCCATTGGTGTATAAAAAAATTGTTACCGATAAAAAGTATCATATTTTTAAAATGGACAATGAGGACTTAACTTCATACGAGGTTAAATCAAGAATTGCTTTGAATATCGGAAGATATAATCACGAAAGGGCAAGGAAATTACTTTTTAAAGTATTAAGTGAGAATATTGAAAGATGGTGGAATTAACCGTTAATTTCTTCTTCAGTAGTTTCTGTCACTTCTTCTACCGTAGGTTCTTCTGTCTTATCTTTTGATTTTCTATATCCTAAAAGAGTTGCCCCAATTCCAACAAGGATTATTGACTGTGTTATAACGTCCATATCTTTGTTTAAAAACATTTTATCCACACAACCCATAAGGAATGTCAAACCTCCAATAAAGACGATGTAAAGACCTGCAGTACCACTTCCTGATGTCTTTCCTGAACTATTGGAAGTCATCTCTGCGAATGAAAACTGTTTAATGTTTCCGATTTGTTTTTTAATGTATTCTTTCATGTTTACCTCCCTTGACCTTTGTAAGGCTTTTTATAATTTTTACTTCTTTTATTTGAGGTAAATTTCTTTGTTGATTTACCTGATTTTTTAACTCCGAATGATAACTTCGTTGAACCTGTTGATTTAGCTGCCATTATTTCATTTATTTAGCAATAAGTATATAATTTTTTCAAAATATCATGTATTTATTAAATAAAAATAAGATTATGAAAAAACTATTTGAAATTTCTTCAGAAGAAAAACAAAGAATATTGGAAATGCATGAAAGTGCTACCAAAAAGAATTATTTAAGTGAACAACCAGTCCAACAAACTCAAACACAAACTCAATTTACCCCGAATGGTGTAACAATAAATGGTAAAACATATTATTTACCTGAAATAATTAAAGACGAAAATTCGTTAAATAAGTTTGTTGGGTGGCCTAATACACCAACCATTAGTAAATCCTCATTGGCAATTATTGGTCTAAGACCTCAAGTTGAACCAAATATAACCGGTGGTGGGGGTGGAGAAAATCCAAAACATAATGCGGAGTCAATGGCATTTGATTTTATTAAAGGTTATTTAACATCAATTGCTGCTGACAAAGGATTGAATACTAAATGTTTATGTAATGGTACATGTAATATTGACGCAAATGTTAGTGGGGCTGAATGGAGATTTAAAGATGGTAAATATAAAGCCGAAGATTTAGATTACTTATACAAGTATTTTGGAAATAATAATGCAGGAAATGGGAAAAAGTTATTACAAGCGGCAACTAAAAGAGCACTTAAAGAACAATTGGCTAAATTTCCAGGAGTTTGTAAAGCTTAATTTAAATAATTTTTTTACAAAAAAAGAGGGTATAACCCTCTTTTTTATTTTACACTATAATCAAAATCAGAATTTAAAGAGAAATGACCTAAAACCTCATCATTAATAATATATTCCATTAAAAATTCTTTTTCCCCATTTTCATTTGAGCCAGCAATGAACAAAATATTTCTAACACCATCAAAAACAATACAATCAAGAATGTTTTCATTTTTATTTACTTCAGTGATTTCAGAGGAAAAAACACTACCGTTAGAGTTTTTGAATGTTAGAATTTTTTTATCCAAGTCAAATGTATAAACATTTTCACCAACAGTATAATTTGGGTATTGAATCAAATCCAATTGTCTTGCTTGAACTGTTGACATAGATGATGAATGATTGAAATTTTGAACTGTATGGATATTAACAGTAATTACTTGTGAGTTAGCTACCAAACCAACCATCACCAAAACAAGAGAAAGAAATAAGTTTTTCATAGGACTTGATTATTTAATTATTTCTACAAATATAGACAAAATATTTGTCTACACAAATATATTTATAAATAAAATGAACTTTGTTCATAAACTTTAAACCCACGTTAATGGATAATGACGAAAATGAAACGAATTCTAAAGGAAAATGTTGCCACTTATTGCCTTATGCTCGCAATGTTTTTCAATCCACTAGGGTTCGACATACTTTTCAAAACAATTTTAGATTACACAAGTTCTTATTGGATTACCACAGGAATTTTCTATTGTACTTCAGCATTGTTCTTTGGGTTGTATTTCTTATTACGAAGTAAAAAATGAATATCAAAAAACTTATCAAAAAAGTTCTTACAGAATCAGTGGAAAAACCACTTATTTCAGAACACCTTAATTATCATATAACAAATGAAGTTCCATTGAATGATAATATCTTCAGATTTGGTTCTGAGGAATTCTTTAATGTTATTAAAGAAGCTCGTGAGTTATATTACGAAGGAATGGTTGAATTAAATGAAGATGATGTTGAACTTGTTGAATCTGATTTTGGAACACAAGTTAAATTATCAAGTGGTAGAGTTGTTTACTTGGATACTCCGATGGAAGAATCATTTATTTCTGAAGCTGAGTATAACGGAAAGAAAGTTGAGATTGGTAAACCAAGAAGAAATAGTGGTGGTGGTAAGAAATATGTTGTTTATGTTAAAAACCCATCAACAGGTAGAGTTAAGAAAATTTCATTTGGTGATGTTCATGGTGGGTTAACTGCTAAGGTATCTAACCCTAAAGCACGTAAATCATTTGCAGCTAGACACCAATGTGCTAAGAAGAAAGATAGATTAACGGCTGGTTATTGGGCATGTCGTTTAAACCGTTTTGGTTATTTGTGGGGTGGTAAAACTTATCCTGGATATTGGTAATATGAAACCGTATAAAGATAGAAAACTAACAGAAACTTCAAAGATTAGAGTTTTTAAATTCGATGTTGATAGTGGTGAACTACAATGGCATCGTGATAGAGAAGATAGATTGATTGAAGTAGTTCAGGGTGAAGGATGGAAATTCCAAATGGATAATCAATTACCAATAGAATTAACCGAAGGACAAGTATTATTAATTCCTGAAGGAACTTATCATAGAATTTTTAAAGGAAAAACTGATTTGGAACTAAAGATTGATTTTATTTAGTAATTCTATTAATAATCAATTCCATAAGTCGTTTTAAGAAATTACCTGAAATTGTTATTAATCCAAACGCTGATAATGATTTAACCAACATTTCAGTATCTTTCATATTCCATATACCTTCAGAAATAGCGTCATATATCATTGGTATAATCGGAACTAAAAATGCGTAACTTAACATATTTGTTACGGTAAATGCCGATAAATTCAAACTCTTTAAAAAACCTGCTAAAACAGTTTTAAGTTGATTGGCTTTGATTGCTCCCAATTTAAATGGTCCCTCAAGTCCATCTTCTTTAATCTTTTTAATTATTGATTTGGTAAAACTTCTTTCTTGGAAGAATATTACTGAAGCAATACCTGCAGCAATTAATGACGAATCTTTTTCTGTTAACTCAGGTACCTGACCATTTAACCATTGCATAACTGGACCCATAAACCCTCCGATTGATGCTCCCCATGTGAGCATCATCTTTAAGTTTATTGAAGCGTGTGATTTGGTGTCTTCAATAATCTTTTTTGTTAGTTCAACACCATCCTCTTGAACTTCTTTAATCCTATCATTGATTGCTTCAAGGATAATTTGTTTTTGAGATTCTTTAATTAGATATTTCATTATATTTATAAATATATGAGTAAGAAATTAAATCCTGAACTTAAACCTGGTGATAGAATTGTTATCATTGAACTTTTGGGTGAACCTCAATTATCTTTTGGTGACAGAGGAACCGTTACTAAAATCCAAAATGCTGCGTTTACTCAATATGTTGTTAAATGGGACAATGGGTCAAGTCTTTATTTATTAGACGAAGATAAATGGATGTATGAATCTGAGTTTGATGAAATGAGGGAAAGAAAAATGAAAAAAAATATCAAAGAAAATAAATCAACAGATTTAACACAACATGCGATGTTAGTAAAACATTTTAACATGTTGTTTATAAAAAGATATCTAAATAAATTAAGAGAGGCTAGTGTTGTTAATATGTTTGCGGCGGCACCATATCTTTATATGGGTAAAGAAAGATTAGCTCATGAACACAAATATAGTGACACTAACGAAGCATTTGATGAATTAGTTGATATGGCAGATAAGGCCCAAGGTGAAATGGTAAACGGAGTAATCAGTATACTTGAAGATGAAAATAAAGAAGTGACAGTGGAAAACATTAATTCTTATTTAAGAAGATATGCTCCAAAAATCATTTCGTTTTACGCAAATTACTTCTAAAGTAAAAACAAAGGATTTCTTTCACCAAAGTGTCCACCAACAATATTGTAGTAATAATATTCTAAAGCGTCTTCATAAGACATATCTTTTTGTAAAGACTCAAGTATTTTATCACGTGAATAAAGTATTCTTACACCATTACCAAACTCTTCAACAATTCCTGTAATACAATCGTCAAATCCGTCTAATAGAATTGCGCCTTCTGCTAATTCTTCTACTTCTTCTTTTGTCATTTGTTTTTATATTCTTCTAATGTAATTCCTTCGGTGTCTTTATCACTAATTCTAACTTTAAAGTTAAATCCTCTCATGTATTTTGTGATAATATCTTTCACTTCTTCTACGGTATCCCATTGAATACATCCTTCGTGTTCTTTAGAGTAATCATTATCCACCAAGTAATTAACAATTGTTCCACTTTGAAGTGTTAGGAACCCGTGAGCGTAGCCTTTGGGAACATATACCGCTTCACCTGAAGATAAAACAAATGTTTCCAATTTACCAAAGTCCTCACTGTCTTTATCTAAGTTAATTACAAAATCAATTAATTTACCTTGAATAACAGAAACCAATTTAGATTGGGCCATTGGTTCATCTTGATAATGTAATCCACGGAAGACAAATATATCGTCGTTTATGCTAATGTTTGCTTGAACCCATTTGTCAGAAAGTTTGATTGGGGTAAAAGACCCACGATGGTCTTTAAAAACTGGTTGTAATAGTTGATAAGGTTTTTCCATGTGTAAAGTATAATAAATTAATATTATTCAATCAACCATATATTTATTTAGAAAACAATTATATATGAGAAACGCATTTTTTTTAAATATTACTAACGAAGAAAAACAATCAATCCAAGATAGGCATAGAAGTTTATATGACGGATATGCAACAAATGGTGACACTGCACCAAAAATGAATCAATTAAAAGTTGAAAATTTGGCGTTAGATGAAAAAGGAATCACAGTATCTAATATGGGTGAAGTTAAAGAATATACAAACAAAGAAGTTAACAGAAAACTTAAAAAAGTTTGTGATGAGTGTGGTGGACTATATGAAGGTGATATGTGTGAGTGTGGTGATGGTAAAATGTATGAAGAAAAAAGTACATGTAATGAGTGTGGAACTGAAATGAAAGAGGGTGAGCAATGTGAGTGTGGAAAGGCGTATACTATGGAAGAACTTGAGGAAAGTATTAAATTAAAATCAAAAGCTCCATTAGTAAAAGAAAATATCAGTGAATCATTAAATTGGTTTAAGAGACTTTTGTAAAATGAACATTAAAGAAATAGTTGATTATTACTATAATCCAAAATCTGAAATACTACAAGTTAGTTTCAGATTAGAGGAAGATGGTGATGATGAAATTAGAGAACATGAATTTGAACTGGACTTTATTGAAAAGTCCGGTTTTTTCATTTTGGAAAACTATGATTATGAATCAAGTGATTTCCCAATTATATATGAAGAAGATACTGATGAACTTATAATTGACGAGGAAGCTTCAGATGAAAAAGAATATGAAGTTGACACAGACGAACTGACATCATTTATGGAAGAGTATTATTCCAACAATCCAAAAAAAATCCCACCTTCGTTTTTATTCTAATAACTCCACTTTTTTTATTGGTTAACTTATATTTATGTAATAATGGTACACGACGTTGATTACATAATTTCCCTATTTCAAAAATTAACAACATCTGATAAAAACAGAGGTGATAAAAATGAACTTGGGGAACAAGACGCCGCAGCTGGCGGTGGTGGTGGAGCAACATCTAACACAAATAAAAGAGGTAGTAATTGGGATGAGTTATATGTTGTAACTCGTGGTAAGGCAAACATGTTAGGTAAGAAAGGTGAAAAATGGCAATCAGGTGTTAAACGTGGTGTTGGAAATCAAGTTTGGTAAAAATGGATAGTAAAAAACAATTATTAGAAAGAGTTTTGTTATTAATGAAATATGATAACAAACAAACTTATAGTGAAAATAAAAAAAATGTTTTGATTGAACAAAGTATGGGTGGCGCATTACTTCCACAAACGCAAGACAATGGAATGACAGCATCAGTTCATGAAATGAATAAGTGGAAACCTAAATTAAAAACATATAAATCTTTTTGGGGTGAGAACATTGATTTACCTGAAAGTAGTAAAATTAAATATTTCAATCTTACAGAATTAAAAAAAAATAATTCTTATCCAGTGGATGGCGGCGATGAAATAGGTTTTTACGCTTATTTAGATTCATTAAAAAGTGTAAATCCTACTGTCTATAATATGGTTTATAAAAACGCTCAAACAAAATGGGCGATGGAACCTGAAAAATTGAAAAATATTGGTACTATAAAATTTTATTATCCATCGGATAAAGCAATGAATTCATTATTTGCGTCAAATGAAATTTTCCAATTTACAATACCAAAAGGTACAATGATACCTTTTGACGAATCAGTTAAAGAAAATCCTGACGATTGGTTTTCAACAAGAAATCAAGGTGAAAGACCTTTGGATAAAGATATTAGATTTTCACCGGTATCTCAACTTATACCTAATTTTGCAACAAAAGTACTTAATGGTGAAAATGATGGTATGTTTAATAATTGGACATACAATACCGCATATTATACATCAGATTTAGACTCTGGAAAATTAGTAAGTTACGTCCCTGAACTTTGGATACAATATAAATCTCCGACTAAACTTTGGTGGGATAAATACGGAGTTTGGGTTGAATTGGTTGGTACAGTTTTGATAACTATTTTATCTGAAGGACTACTATCCCCGGCAGCGATTTCGGTTTTAGGACTTGAAGGTGCGTTGGCATCAAACGCTGGTTTTATTTTGGATTTATTTTTTAATGGAATATTTAATTTAGGTATCGCAAAGATGCATTTTAATGCACATGATGATGCGTCTGGTTGGATGTCTATGGCTTTTTGTTTTTTACCTTTACTTCATAAGTATGGAGGAGCGGCAATACAAAAATATTTTGTTGGTCTTAATAAAGAGGCAGTATCATTGGCAAGTAAGGAAGTATTAGAAACATCAAGAGGATTAAACATAAGCTCAAAAGCAAGTATTGAAAAATGGTTTAAAGGTCTTTCCCCAACCACACAAAAAGTTGTACAAAGTTACGCTAAAATACCTGCTAAAGAAATTGATACCGTCGCAAAACAAGTATTAGAAATTGGTAATAAATTGATGAAACAAGCAAGAAGGGCAAATCCACAATGGTTAACAAAACATATTTTTACATCTATCGGTAAAGGTCTTGGTAAGTTCGCGGCAACTATGACAGTTGATTTAGCTTTACTTGAAACTTCATTTAAGACTATAGAAGCTGTGAATGGTAAACCGTTTAGTCCGGTAGAAAAACTTAATATTATTATTTATGTTTCAGGTTTAGCAAATACTCCCGAAGAATTTGATGAAGCATTACAACAGTTCTCTGAAGATGTGAAAAATGGGACTGTAACTACAGATGAATTAATTCAAATCGCCGACTATCAACAATTACCACAAGACACCATAAATTCTTATATACAAACCATAGACAAAAATAATCCTGGATTTGAAGAATTTATTGACTAAACATAATATTTATAAAAAAAAAGTATATGAAACAAGAAATTTTATCAGAAGTTAATAGAATACATGAAATAATGGGTATTCTTAATGAAAATAAAGAAATTATTTTTGAAGCGGGAGGGCCAGGGCCTAAAAATCAAATTGTAACAAAGTTTTTTGAAATACTCGGTTTAGCAGCCGAAAAAGATTTAGATAAGAATTGGCAAGTGTTACAACAAAAAGTATCTAGTGGTGCTGCAAGTCAGGAAGAAAGAGAAGCGGAAACAATTATTAAAGATTTCTTAAGAAGTAAACCTGATATTGGGGCACTCAATTCAAAAAGATTTTCATTGGCTGTTGATAAATATGGTGATGACTTACTTGAAGCGTTTTATAAACAAGAAGAAGTTAGAGAGGCACTTTTAAAGGCATTTGAAAAGGCAAATCCTGCATTTGAAAAAGTAAAAAATAGTTTATCAAGACCAGTTAAATTTGATAAAATGTACAAAATGTCGGATTTAGAAAAATGGAAAAAAAGTGCGACTTTATCAATTGACGGAATGGCATCAGTTCCAAATTATCTAAAACCTGAATTACAAGAACAATTAGAAAAGAATTTTGAAGAATTATCTGTAGAACTATCTGAAAAAAATGCTCAAAGAATTGCTAATGCGGAAGCTCAACTTGTTGATTTAGAAAGTTATTTTGGAAGTGTTAACAGCGTACAAAAAGTTTTAAACTTAACTAAAGAAGAATCTACAGAATTTTATAAAAAATTTAAACAAATTGATGAACTTATTAAAAGTTCAAAAAACACAATAGATAGTGAAGAATTTTTGACAAGAATTAATAACTTGAAACAAGCGGCGTCAGAAATATCTCCAAGTGATTTAAAAATAATTCAATCTAAGTTTAAAGGGGCAAAATGGCCTTCTTGGTTAAAATCTAAAGACGGAACTTTAAGTTATTTAAAATTGGGTATTTTTGTATTTGCGGTATGTGGTGTTGGTGGTTATTTTACTGGTTTACCGTTGTGTGACAAAATAGGTTACGCTGTAGGAGTGGTAATCCGTAAAACTTTTGATGGTGGTAAACAAGGGATGTCAGGTGGTGCGGAAGGTTTTAAATCATCAGGTGATAATACTGGTAGTCAAAATCAACAAGGTGATGGTCAAAATTCTAACCAAACTTCAAACGGTCAAACTAAAGATACAATTAAAACATGGTTAACCGCAGATGCTAATGGAGAACATGGTACCAATAAATGGGATATTAACACGTTAGGTGACATAATCTATGATGCATCAGCCACACCAAACAAAGCAATTGTTATTGTTAATAATAAACAATGGCCTATGACATATAGTAACAATACTTGGAATTGGGATTAATTAAATAATTAATATGGAAGAAAATATAGATATATTAAATGAAATAGGTCCAGGAGGTTCGGGACCAGGAGGTCCAGGAGGTTTGGGCAGTTCAGGTAAAGGTCCGGGAGGTTCAGGTAGTTCAGGTAAAGGACCAGGAGGTTCGGGCAGTTCAGGTAAAGGTCCAGGAGGTTCAGGTAGTTCAGGTAAAGGTCCAGGAGGTTCGGGCAGTTCAGGTAAAGGTCCAGGAGGTTCAGATAATAAAAAAGAAGATAAACCTAAAGCTGGTGGTGATAAAAAAGAAAACGAACCTAAAAAAGCTGAATTCCCAATTAATACTATTGATAGGTCAAATAAATTTAGAAAATGGTTAAAAAGTTTTCGTTATGGTTTTTTTAGTAAAAAATATATTAAAGACATTATTTCTGACATAAAAGAAGATGATAAATCCATTAAAGAAGCTTGGGAAGAATATGGTAATGATTTTATTGAATTTTTACTTAACTCCCCTAACTCGGCTTTACAATCGTTAGGTAAACAAATTAAAGATGATAATGAAAATTGGTTAAAGACTGGTGAAGGGGTTGACGTTAGTTTTGAAAAAGCAATTGAGTCAGAAAAAAGAAAATGTGAACCTTGGACTTCAGGTAATTTATTTGAAAAAAAATATAGAAAAGAAGGAGTTGATACATTAAATCAAAAAGCTAGAGAATTTGTTGAATGGTCAGGTGAACAAGGTTGGTATGGTAACATAGTACCATCTGATTTTTGTGGATTTGATGTTAATGATATTCCTTGGGATAATGATGTTTGGATAGATGAAGACAGTAAGGAACATCCAATTTATCAGCATCCAATTATTAGATTATTATCCTTACATAAAGTTTGGATGAGAGACGATATTACTCGTGTTGATAGACAAAGTGATTTATTTACTAAGTTTTTAAAAGATAGTGGTGAAGAAGTTACACCATATATTTCAGGTGGTAGAAGTGAAGAAGTAAAAACTAAAAATGTTAGACCTTCAGATACACCGGCTGACTCAAGTGCTGAAGTAATTTTATCCGCAGGAGCTAATAGAAATTTATGTGTTAATTTAAGAAACGCTTTAAAATCATCTTATGATAGAAGTGAAACAGTACAAAAAGCTATTCAAATGTGTAATTCAAAAAATTCAAATTGGTTAAAGACAGATTTAGAAAGTAGAGTAAAAACTAAATTAAGAGTATATCAAGAAGGTAAAATGATTAAAGAAACTATTCAAAACAAATTAAAATTGAAGAAAAATGAAAAAAGTTTAATTTCATTATCTGAAGATTTTCAAAAACAAAACTTTAAAAAATTCTTTGACGGACTTAACAAATTTAGAAAAACTAGAAATTTAAACGAAGCGACAAACCAAGAGTTTGAAAAATCGTTTGATGTTATTTTCCAAGGAAAAGAAACTGAATTTAAAAATAGAGCAATTGAATATATCTTAAACAAACTACAAGTTCAACCAACATCAGAAATGGGTAAAAACATAAAATCTGAATTGGATAAAGTTTCTGCTAAAGATATGTTTAGAAATGAATATGATGTTCCTGAAGCTATTGCAACTGCGGTTACAAAATCAACACAATCATCTTCAAAAGAAGAAGATGGATTAAAAGGTATTGTTTCACAGTCAATTAAGTTTGATGACAAACAACTTAAGCAAGGTGTAAGACAACACCTTCAAAATTATATTGAAGGTGTTAAAACAGACATCAAGTCACTTGAAGAAAAAATTAAAAAATCAATTATTGAAAATAATTAAAAACTTTTTTGGAATTCAATCCAAACTTTCTGTAAAGACTGACCCACAGAATCCGAAAATATGGTAGGTTCTGTGGGTTTTTTCATTAACTTCATATTAGTCTCACTCAATAACTTATCTCCTTTCTTCGAATTACACGTTATACAACACGTAACTAGGTTATCCCATGTATTACCCCCACCTTTTGATTTAGGGACAATATGGTCGATTGTAAGGTCTTTTTTATTACCACAGTAAACACAAGTATTATGGTCACGTTTCATAATTCTATGACGATTAACACGAATTCTTCTTCTGTTAAAAGAAACGTAATTTAAAAGACGAATAATTACGGGTCTAATAAATTTCATAACACCACATACGACTGGTTCGTCAGATGATTTAACAATCTCTGCTTTTCCTTTATAGACTAGATTAAACCCACGATTAAATGATGTTACATTTAAGGGACTGTAATCTGAATTAAGTACCAATATTCCACTCATAATAACAAATATATTAATAAAAATTTATTGGGACAAATTGAATTTTCTAATAAGTATTATTATACTTAAATTGTTATGTCAGAAAACAAAATACAAATATCTAAAAAATATAAAGAAGATGTTAAAGGGTTAACACATGATAAACTTATATTAGTTCCTTTAGAGGTGTTGGAAAGTTTACATGATTTTTACACATGGAAAGAATTTGTTTCAAATCCATACTTTATTGAAGAAAAATCGTCAACTATTATTGAAAAATATGATAAAGTAAAATTTTCATTTGATGACGCTTGGGATAATTATAGTGGAACACATTTTGGATATTAATTATGTATTGTATTGTTAAGTATATTAAGGTAGATAAGAAAGAATTACCAGTTATTATTTTAAATTCTCAGGATGAGATTTTAGAATTTGATAATGAGGAAAAGGCTGAAGATTTTAAGTCTATTCTTCAATTGAATTCTGACTCAGGTTACAAATACGTTGTCAAGAAAATTTGATAGTGTAACAAAAAACACGTATATTTGTTACAAATGGTTCCGTGGTGAAAGGGATATCACAGTAGATTTCTAATCTTCTATTCTTGGTTCGAATCCAAGCGGAACTACTATTGTCTTAAAAAGGGTTATTTTTTACCCTTTTTTATTTTTTAAACTATTTATAAATCAGTTAAATAAATTTTTAAAGAAAGAGCAGGTGAAGGAATTAATACCAACAATTATTACCTCAATTACATCAATTGTTATCGCATTAATAACTGCGGGGTTCTTCAACATGTTGAAGGAAAAAAGAGCAAAACAAAATTCAAGAAACAAACTTTCTCAACAGATAGAAACTGATGAAATTGTTCACTCTACTTTAAGAGAAATTAGAAGAAAATATAATGCGGATAGGATATATGTCATACAATTTCACAATGGTGGTAATTTCTACACATCATCAGCAATGCAAAAAGCGTCTGTAACATATGAAAGATGTTCAGATGGTCTTGAAAGAATAACCGAAAAAATACAAAACGTGTTTGTAAGTCATTATAATTGGTTAATTAAACAAACAATCGAAAATGGATTGTTTATTCACGATTGTAATCTTATTCCTGATATTGCAACAAGAGCATTAATTAAAAAGTTTGGAACCCAATCTATGGTTTCATTACCAATTATGGACAGAGAAAACCATTTAATTGCTCTTCTTTGTATGGATTGGGTGTTTAGTGAACACGTTGAAGTATATTGTGAAAATGAGGAGTTTACAAAGAATTTCAGAGAGGACTTCAAAAAAGACACTCAGTCGGTTAGAAACTTTTTAATTTAATAATCTAAATCAAAGTTTGGGTTACTAGCCGTATTACCAACCCATCCAGCGGTGTCTATTTCATAAAAATATTCAGTATTATATTCTAAATCTTCATTTGTCTCAACTTCTATTGCCATTGGTAGTGCGTATACTAATATAGTTTCATTTGTATCTTCATAATCTGTGATTGTGCCAGAGTCAATTTTGTCATATCTGTTAAGTTCACTAAGTTCTGATTTTAATTCTTCATTAATACTAAAATAAATGTCTAATTTTAATTCGTAAGCGTCGCTTTTTTGTTGTTCACCTGTGCCACCACAGTCGTAACAATCTTCATGACCGCTACCCCCACAGGAATCACATTCACTTTTACCACCGCCATCACAATTTGAACATGTTTCACCTTCGTCGTCTTCACCTTCACCACCACAATCAGAACATTCTACTTCACCTGAACCATCACATTCACTGCAACTAATCTCACCATCGCCACCACAGTAATCACAGCTTTCCTGAACTTCATCATCAAATACATTAGCAATTGCGTAGGTAAATCCTTCATTATCTAATTTCCATAATATTGATTCAAATTCTTTTTCACCATTATTAATGGTATTGATTAAAAATACCAATTTAACAAAATCCCATCCTTCTAACACGGACATCATTTGTCGATACGGGCCTTTATGGTCATTTAATTTTCTCGATATTTGTGAGACATTAGTATCTTTAATTGATAAAGATAGCTTTTTGGCAATTTGAATTAATTTATTGTTTTCCATAATATTTATAAATATACCATTTTTATAATGAATAAAAAACAATTACACGAACAATCATTAAAAGAACTACGTAAGTTAGAAAATATCTTTGAAGATGAATCTATGGCAAGACCGGTTGCGTCAAGTGTTAAAAATTACTTGGAAGGTTTAGGTTATGAAACAAAATCAACTATGGCCGAGGTTGGTGATTTAACACCTGAGTTTGGTGATGTTTTGAAAAAGGCCGCAGCAACTTTAAAACAAGAATTACCTAATTTAAGAATAAAATTTGGTTCAGGAAGAGATAGGTTCCACAAAGATTACCCAACCAGCCGACATAATAAAGGAAACGCAATTGATGTTGTGTTTAAAGGTGTTGATAAAAAGAGTGACAAGGACTTAAATCAAATATCAACTGTTCTTTGTGCGTTAAGAAAGAAATATCCGGGGTTTACATTTATTGATGAATACAGACACGCAAGTAAATTTTCTACAGGTGTTCACTATCATTTATCTTGGTCAGATAATAAAAATGATGAAGGACATGGAACTGCTGAGTTTTGTTCATCGGTTAAAGATTTAGATTTAAGTCATATTAATTTTGATAAAATTGATTCAGAAATATCAGTACAAGAACCAAGTAAATTAGATAAATTTTTAGATTACGTTGGGTTAGGGGACTTATCAGACGCAAAGTCTGGTGATAAAGAAAGTCAAAAAGGATTGGTGGATAAGGCAAAGGAACTTTTTTCAGATGATGATGTAAAAGACGACAATGATGGGTTTGAAATATTTGGATATAAATTAGATGATATTTTAGATAAAGTTAAAAGTGTTATTCCACAATTTGAATCTGAACAAAATAAAAAAAATATTTTAGAAGATATTGAAAAAATTAAATCAAAAATGATTAAATAAAAAAAAGGGACTGAAAAGTCCCTTTTTAATTGGTGGAGATGCGGCGACTCGAACGCCGGTCCAAATATGTCGACCATAAAACACTACACGTTTAGGTCATTGTTTTTCTAAACAATCCGAAACTTCACAATTCCCTTATTTTATAGTGGTTCGGTTTACTGAGAACTAATCCTCCACTTTGTTCCTTTTCGGGTAGAAACCACACCACAGTACAAGCTTCTGTTGCAAGGTTATATGCTCACCGACCCCGTTGTATACTAATCTTAGATTAGGCTACAGTTACTTCTTCAGTACGGATTAAACCGAGTGTAGAAAGTTTTGCAATTGTGTTGCCGTTTGTGTTTTAAACCAGTTTTACAGGGTTAGTTTAGCCCCGACGTGCGTTTTATGACAGATTCATACCTGTCAAATCCAAAAACATCCCCATATACTCAAAGAACTATGTTACAAAGATATAAATATATTCTTCTTTTACCAAGTATTTATTAAAAAAAAGTTTAATGAGTCAACTTTATCAAGCATTAAAGGATTTTACGGAAGATTTAGTTACTGCAAATTTTGTTAGGTACGAAGATGATGAAGATATTTTACGTATTACGAGAGTAAATGAAAAAAATCTTGGTAAATCTTTGGTTTATTTAACATTTGATACTAATGATTATGTTGACCTTTTCACTAGAAATAATGATGAAACTAATAACGGTTATTTAATTAGAGTCGCTTTCCAAGGGGGGTATTATGGAGGTAATGTTTTCGTTGATGATTATTCCATGGATTATGATTGGGATGAGGGTTATTTACTACATTATTTCAATAATGAGAATTTAGATAGGGTCAAACAAATAGTAAAAATATTACGACCTAGTCTTTCCGTAGAAAATTTAACAGAACATAACGATAAAATTATTGAAATTTGTAAGTGGTTAAAAAATGATTTTTCAAATGAGATAGATAGTATTATTTACGATTATTCAAGTGAATATGATGAAGCACTCGTTAAAGGATTAAGACAATATGTCACATCTAAATTATGTAACGCTTTACTTCCTTTAAATATCTTTGAGAAAAAATGCACTAATCTCTACATGACAACTGTAGCAATTCTTTTAAATACTTGGGATAAATCTGGTGAAGACAAAGACGCTAAACTTTCAGATATGTTAAAAACAAGTATTGACCAATTGGGAATACAGTTTGATGAAGATTTATATGAAGATTATTATGCTTATTTTGATAGTCAAAATTATGATGATGAAAGTTTTAACAGAAGTGTAACTTGGAATCTTGATAAAATCATGGAAAAAATTGAAGATAGTGATAATATTGATTCTTATCGTAAAAACTCTGAAGTACTTGAAAAATTATCAAAGTTAAAGTATGGTGAATTTAATAAATGGTATGAATTTCCTTCACAAAAAACATTTGGTGAAAAGACACCAAACAAATTCATAATTCGAGATGTTGATGACGGAAAAATACTTATTACATATAGTAATCATAGTAAAAATGAATTTAACCAAACCGTTAAAATTGATTATGATACTTTCTTAAATTTTTTATATCATCCTGAATTGTTTTAATTAAAAAATAGCTTATCTTTATGAGCTATGATAGAAAATGTTGATTTCTTAAAAAAGGTATTGTCAATACCTACAAAATCATTTAAAGAAGATTTAATGATTGAATTTTTGGTTGAATACTTAACCGAAAAAAAACACACTTTTAAAGTTGATGACTTTGGAAATGTTTATGTAACAAAGGGTGAAATAAATGAGGGTGAATTTTACCCTTGTATTGTTGCCCATACCGATACGGTGCATAAAATTGACACAATCAACATCCGTGAAGAACAACTTAAAGACTCAAAGGGTAATGTAAGTTTATCACTTAAAGCATATAACGACTTGGGTAACCCTACAGGTATTGGTGGTGATGATAAGTGTGGGGTATTTGCTTGTCTTCAATTATTGGAAGTTTTTGATGTGATTAAAGTCGCTTTGTTTGTGTCTGAGGAAGTTGGTTGTTTGGGTTCAAAAGAAGCTGACCCTGAATTTTTTAGTAATGTGGGTTACGCAATTCAATTTGACGCTCCTCACGATTTTATGGTGACAGAATATTGTTATGGTGTTAAAGTTTTTGAAACGGATTCTGAATTTGAGTCAAAGGCTAAAAAAGTTCTTTCTGAAGGTATGTTGTCTGAACCACAATATATGCAACATCCTTACACTGATGTTTGGCAACTACGTAAGAAGTTTGATTTCTCTTGTATTAATTTTTCAATCGGGTATCACAACTATCACACACCAAATGAATATGTTGTTGTTCATGAAGTTTTTGCTGGTATGAATACAGGTAAAAAAATGATTGAAGAACTTGGTAAACAGAAATACCAATTCATACACAAATCACAATTATATAATTTCTAAAAATAAAAAGGGGGTTTATTCCCCCTTTTTCTTTCTTGGTCTTTTCACTTTTGGTGTTTCATCAGGTTGGACTTCAACTTCTGATATTGACACTTCTTCCTCATTAATTTCGATATTGTAGGTTTTATCCATTACAATTTTTTCACGTAATACTTCATCTGAAATGTAGTCTTCAATCTTTTCTTGGATTGCTCTCTTCAAAGGACGCGCTCCGTAAACATCATCAAACCCAACTTTTGAAACAAAGTCAATTACTGATTGACCAAAGTTAATGTTGTAACCCAAGTTTAATAAACGAGTTTTTAATTTGTTTATTTCAACAGCAACAATCTTTTGGATATCGTCATTTTGAAGTGTATTGAACACAATTACTTCATCCAAACGATTGATGAACTCAGGAGCGAAGTGGTTTTTCAATTCTTTGTTCAACATTGTTTTTTTAAGTTCTTCATTGGCATAAACATTACTTGTTTTACTAAATCCAACACCCGCACCAAACTCTTGCATTTTTTTCACACCAAGATTTGAAGTCATAATGATTAAACAATTCTTAAAATTGATTTTTCTTCCAAAACTATCCGTCATATAACCTTCATCCAATAGTTGGAGTAATGCTGAAAAGATATCTTTGTGTGCCTTTTCAACCTCGTCAAATAATACAACAGAGTACGGTTTGGTTTTTACTTGTTCTGTAAGTTGTCCACCTTCATCATATCCAACGTAACCAGGAGGTGAACCAATCAAACGAGATACTGTATGTTTCTCTTGGAATTCAGACATATCAACTCGGATAAGATTTTCCTCACTTCCAAAGATTTGTTTTGCTAATTCTTTTGCCAACAATGTCTTACCAACACCTGTTGAACCTAAGAATATGAATGAACCAATTGGTTTGTTTGGGTCTTTAATACCTAATCTATTTCTACGAATAGATTTTGCAATTTTTGTAACCGCTTCTTTTTGTCCAACAACTGATTTATTTAACTCTTCTTCTAAATTGATAAGTGCAACTTTATCGTCTAAATTAAGTTTTGTTAAAGGTATCTTTGTCATTGTTGAAACAACCTCATAAACCAATTCTTCAGAAATTGTCTTTCTGTTATCTAAAAGAGTTTGTTCAAACTTTTTCTTTTCAATATCAAGTTGTGATAAAACCTTCTTTTCTTTATCTCTTAAATTTGCAGCTTCTTCGTAATTCTGTTTTTTAACAACAAGTAATTTTTGTTGTTTAATTTCTAATGCTTGACGTTTTAATTCATCAATTATTTCAGGATTTTTTACATCGACTTGAGCTCTTGCACCAACTTCATCTAAAATGTCAAATGCTTTATCAGGAAACTCTCTGTCTGTAATATATCGTTCTGCTAAATTCACACAAATTTGTAAAATATCATCGGTATAATTTACCTTGTGATAATTTTCATATCTGTCTTTAACATTCTTAAGGATTTGTAATGTTTCTTCTTTTGTTGAAGAACTGACAATTACTTTTTGAAAACGTCTATCTAACGCCCCATCCTTTTCAATTTGTTTTTTGTATTCATCCAATGTAGTAGCTCCAATACATTGTATTTCACCTCTTGATAATGCTGGTTTTAAGATGTTGGAAGCATCCATAGAACCTGATGCGTTACCCGCTCCTACAATAGTATGGATTTCATCAATGAATAGAATGACATTAGGGTTTGCTTGAATTTCTTCCAAGATTACTTTCAATCGTTCTTCAAATTGTCCACGATACTTTGTTCCGGCGATTACTGAATTCATTTCTAATGAAAGAATACGTTTATCAACCAAGTTTCTTGGACAGTCACCATCAAAAATCTTCATTGCCAATCCCTCAACAATGGCAGTTTTACCACAACCAGGTTCACCGATAATGATTGGGTTATTTTTCTTTCTTCTTGAAAGAATTTGTGCAATACGTAATATTTCGTCTTCCCTACCGACAACTGGGTCTAACTTACCTTCCTCAGCAAGTTTAATAAGGTCACGACTAAAATTGTCTAAAACAGGTGTACTTGAATTTACATCTGCTTTTTTTGGTAGCTTTCCACCTTCATCAACTGAATCTGTCATAAAAATTGTTTTGATTAAGATTAATTTATTTTCTTGTTAAATTCAACTACAAAACTAACACAATTTTTTTTATACTTACAAAAAAAAGTTATGGCAATTCTTAAAGAAACAATCAAAGGAACTAACATCATTTGTGAAATTGAGTCATCAAACATTACTAAAACTGATTATAACACTGAATCTAAGAAGTTAATTGTTGATTTCAAGACAGGTATTCAGTATGAGTATGATGATGTACCACATGAGGTATATACTCGATTCAGAATGTCGGAATCACAAGGAAGTTATTTCAGTAAAAACATCGCAAAGGCTTACAAATATAAAAGATTGTAATTTACAGATATTTATTATTTGTGAAAGACAATAATATCATTAAAAGTTTTTTTGCTCAAGATAAACTCAATCCGAAAATTTGGGATGAGAATATGAAATTGCGTAAAGAAGTACGAGAAAAATTACTTCACACCGCAAATGAATTTGTTGATTTTATCGGAGTACCTATTTTAGTTGAGGATGTAATTTTTACAGGTTCATTAGCAAATTATAATTGGTCAGAGTATTCTGATATTGACCTTCACGTTGTATCGGATTTTATTCAATTTTCTGATACAGAACTTCCACTATATGAAGAGTTGTTTAAAGTGAAAAAAACAATTTTCAATACTAATCACGATATTAAAATTTTTGGATACGAAGTTGAACTTTATGTTCAAAATGAAAGTGAAGCTCACTTTAGTTCAGGTGTATATTCTGTATTGTATGATGAGTGGTTGGTTAAACCTGAAAAAGAAGAAGTTAAAATTGATACTAAATTATTAAAGTCAAAAATTAATCACTGGAAAACACAAATTGATACTGTTGTAGATAATGCATCTGAAAAAGATATTGACGAAGCAAGAGAATATATTAAAAAATTTAAAGAAAAACTTAAAAAATATAGAAGCTCAGGTCTTAAAAAAGATGGTGAGTATTCATATGAAAATTTGGTCTTTAAATACTTAAGAAGAAGTGATTATTTAGAAAAATTATTCAATTTAGAGAATAAATTGGTTGATAAAGAATTATCACTAATGGAACAAAAGATAGATTTTTTACTTAATCTAAAAAAATCTTAATTTTCTGTATATTTATAAAGAAAAAATAACATTATGGCGCAGTATTCATCAGGTACATATACATATGTAGTTTTACCAAACGTTGTTTCGGGAGGGTGCTCAACATGTATTTCAACATTACAACCCCACCCTATATATGGAGGGGGAACTATTTCAGGGGATACTGTCGTACAATTAAATGCCGTAACATTAGGCGGTTTTAACGGATTAAATAGTTAAAAATTATGAGCAAAATAAAACCAATAGGTAGTGAAAAACTACAAGGTATGGATAAAATCCAAAGAATTATGGAAATCGCTCGTTATAACGAGTATGTACCAAATTCAATTAATGAAACATCTTCAGTTGATTACAGAGTAACATTTGCTGATGGTAACACCTATGAAATTGTAAAAGAAAGATTAGGTTATATTATTAAAAAACAAATCAATGAATCATCTTCAGATTATATTGAACCTATGAAGAATAGAAAACACTTTTCTTCATATTCAGCGGCCATGAGAAAATTAAATTTAATGGCGGGTGAAATTAATAGAATTAATGGTATTAGTGAAGGTATTTCATTATTTACAGAAGATAAGAAATACATGTTAAAAACACCAAAACCTGAAATGGATGCTCCATCTGAAGAACCTTCAGATTTACCTCCACCGGCACCTGCTCCTGAAGAAACTCCGGCACCTGCAGAACCATCTACGGATTTAGATTTGGGTTCTGACATGGGTGATGATTTACCAGCAGCTCCTGAAGGCGATGAAATGGGTGTAGAAGAACCATCGGATATTGAAGATATGGGTGGTGAGCCATCGGAAGGTGAACCAGTTACATTTAAATCTATCCAAAAGTTAACAGGTAAGTTAGCTCAAAAAATTAGAGATTATTCAGGTGAAGAAGAATTGTCAAGTAAGGATGTAAAATACGTTATTAATTCAATATTATCTTCTTTAGATTTATCATCATTAGATGAAGATGATAAAGAAGAAATCTTAACAAGATTTGAAGGTGACGAAGAATCAGACTATGGAATGGAAGATATGGGTTCACCTGAAGATGAAATGCCAAGTGAGGAACCTGGAATACCTTCTGAGGAAGAACCAATTGCTGAACCTGAAGGTGAAATGGCTGAAGGTTGGATGGACGAAGGAGAATTCAACGAAGAAAATTATGTAAAATCTGCACTTGATAGTATTTTCAAAGAGTCAACAATTGAAAAAGTTCTTAAAGGTTATGTTGTAATTAATGAAAATGAAAAGAAATTCATTAAAGAAAAGAAAAAAGAACAAAAAGTTATTTCAGAATCAAGAAAGATTAAGTACAATAAAGAAATTGAAAGATTATCTTTAACTGAAGCTCAAGCTGAAATATCAAAAAAGATTGTTAACAATTTCCCATTTGTAACTTTTGTAGGTAAAACTAATAAAGGTAATTTAGTATTTGAAAATAAAGACAAACAACTTAAGGTATCCCCAAAAGGTAATATCCTATGAGTTATTTAGTTTTTGTTAACGGATTAGGGGCTAATTATAGAGGAAATAAAACTTACGAGTTTATTTTTTCACAAACAACTGAAGTATTTGGTGATGATTGGGACACAGTTCCCGCTAACGGAAATCCAACACCACCTGATACTGAAGAAATTAAAAAAGTAGGAGTATTGAATAGAGACGGAATAGATATGGAGCTCATTCAAAACTCCGATTTTTTTTGTATGAAAGATGCGTTAGATAATGTGGTAGCTTTGGCTTGGGAAAAGGATAGTGATAAAGATGAAAGATTAGTTTTTCACTTTGGAATGACTGAACAACAAGTTAAAGATAAATTATATGAAAAGGATATAATCCTTGAATTTTATAAAGAGTTTGAAGAAGATGGAAATAAAAAGACAAATTCAAAAATTAGTTGAGATAGGTTTTACTAAAGAAAATTTAAGTAAGCAATCTCCAAAACAAATTAACACCTTGTATGAATCTATGGTTAATGCCCATGGATTTGTTGGTTATGGTAAAATGGATAAACCTATTGGTAGAATGTTTTCGGGTGGTAAGAAATCTGAAACTAAAGAAGTTTTGAACGTTAAAAAAGGTTCACCTGAAGAAAAAGACGCTATGGCTAAAAAACTTGCGTTTAATACGTATGAAAGTGAAATGACTGAGGGTAAGAAAAAAACAAAAAAGAAAGTTGAAAAAAATCCTTGGGCTATCTGTACATCATCATTAGGTTTGGAAGGTAAAAAGAAAGATGATTACACTAAAGGTGAAGATAAGAAATTTGAAAGATGTGTTCTTGATGTCAAAAAGTCATTAAAAGAAGGTAAAAATCCGTATGAAGTAATTTTGGAACGAAAAATGAGAGAAATCATTGAAGAAAATTTAAGACCATCTATGACAAAAAAAGATTTAATTAGAAGTATTTTGGAATCACAAACCAAAGAAAAGGAAAAAACTAAAGAAAAGGAAAAAACAACTACTCCGACTAGAAAAAACCCTTTTCAACCAGCTCCTGATACTGAACCAAGACCAAAAGGTTCTGGTACAAAAGAAAAGGAAAGAACTAAAGAAAAGGAAAAAACAACTACTCCGACTAGAAAAAATCCTTTCAAACCAGCTCCTGATTCGGAACCAAGGCCAAAAGGTGAATTACCATCTTATCTAAGTTTTGGTAAAATGAATATTAAATTAAAAGGTGAGTAAGATGAAAAAAGAAAAATTAGTTAAAAGATTGGTTAGTCGACTTAATGAGGCTCCTATCGGATATGAAGGTCCGGAAAGAATGGCTCCTGACATTCAATCTAAATTTGAAAAAGGTGAAACACCTCATTCAGGTAGTAAGGCATTTCCTGAAATCACACCTGAAGGTCCGGATAAACCATCTAACTTTGAACAACTTGTTGCTTCACAAAGATTTAAAGAGGTTATTAATAGATTAAAAAGATATACCGGTCTTCAAGATGTAACATCACAGAATTCAATGATGCGACTTCAAATGATGGTGATGAACGCAATGCAAGAAATTGCTCAGATTGAATCTGAAAATAAGGAATATTTGGAAGAACTTGCAATTGAAGTTGTTCAAAAAGAATTTGGTATTCCTGAAGGAGCGTTACAATACGATGTAAAATTAGTTACACCAAACGACATTGACTCAAGTAAATTATCACCTAAAGGTGAAGAACCAAGTGAAGAAGAAATTGAAAATATGTTTGGTTCTGAAGAAGAACAAGAACAACTTGAGGATTTCATGGATTCATTTGAAAAATTTGATTTAGAAAAAGCTAAAAGAAGATTTATCAACTCACTTATTCAAGGAGCTGCAAAACAATCTTCATATATGTTTGAATTATTAAACAGAGAGTTAAATGCGATTAACCCAAGATTATTGAATATGTATGGTGTCTTTATGTCATTCGCAGATTCACTTTATTGGTTAATGCCTGACTCAATGGTACAAGGTATGGCAGGTGGTGGAGAGTCAACATATGGTATGTCTGAGTTAGATGCTAAAACTGACCCACCGACAGTGAAAGCTCGTGGTGTTAACTTACCAATCCTTATTCATGAACTTGCTAAAGGTGTTATGGAAATTGCTGGAACATACGGACTACCAAAAGATAAAACAAGACAAAAAGCGGTAATTGATTCACAAGATACTGTTGTTGGTGAAATTTGGGATATGAGATTAGGTCCAGTTATTTGGCAAAAGTTCCGTGAAGCTTATCCTGATGAATTGTTTGATGATGATAAAAGAAACTTACAACAATATTTCCTTGTTAAGTTTGCCGAACTTACACCAAACGAATTCTTTGCAATGTCTCGTGAAATTTTATCAGGTTCACCAAAAGGAAAGAAAATGGTGAAAGACATGGTTGATGAAATCATTGCCGAACTTAAGGAAGAAGAGTATGAAGATACTATGAAAAAATATGAGGATGACGACGATGACGATGAAGATTTTGATGATTTCTTAAAAGGATTAGGTATCGACTAAAAAATTAAAACCCTTCAGAAATGAAGGGTTTTCTATTTTAATATAAATTTTATATTTATAGTATATGAGTTTATCTAAAGAAGCCGTTTTAATGGAGTATGCTAAGTGTATGAAATCAACACCATACGCCCTTAAAACTTATTTACAGACATATGACAACACTGTTCAAAAGTATGTCCCATTAGAATTATTTCCTGACCAGGTTAGTTTGGTTGAGGATTATGAAAATTACAATGAAAATATCGCATTAAAGTATCGACAAGCCGGTGTGTCCACAGTAACTGCCGCTTGGTCATCAAAAAAACTTGTTTTTGCTAAAAAAAATAGTCCTGAAAAAATATTGGTTATTGCAAACAAGTTAGATACTGCGGTTGAAGTTGCAAATAAAATCAGAGGATTTACTGAACAGTGGCCTGCTTGGGTTGGTGTTGGTTTTTCGGCAGAAAAAAACTCACAAAGACATTTTAAATTAACAAATGGATGTGAAGTTAAAGCAGTTGCAACATCTAAAGATGCTCTTCGTGGTTATACACCAACAATATTAATATTTGATGAAGCTGCGTACATTGATGCTGACGATGATTTTTGGGCAGCTTGTATGGCATCCTTATCCACAGGTGGTAAGGTTATAGTTGTGTCAACACCAAACGGATATGACCCGATTTATTATGGAATTTATGACCAAGCCTTAAAGGGTATGAATGAATTTAAAGTTTCCGAAATGGTTTGGTGGAAAGACCCAAGATATGCAAAAGATTTATCTTTAATCAATGTAAAAGATATTATTCATTATTATTTAAATCGTAATGAATATCAAACTGTTGAAATTCTTGAATACAAAGATAAAGAAAAAAACTTTGATGAAATAAGACAACTAATTAATCAAGGATATAAACCAAGTTCGTCTTGGTATGAATCTATGGTTAAAAAACTTAAATACGATAAACGTAAAGTTAGTCAGGAGTTGGAATGTGCATTTCTTGGTTCAGGTGATAACGTATTTGATTCTGATTTATTGGAAAATTTAAGAATAAATATGGTTAAAGAACCGTCAACAAAAATGATGGGTGGTGGACTTTGGATTTGGAAAGAACCTGAAATGGGTAAAAAATATATTATGGGTGTTGACGTATCTCGTGGGGACAGTGAGGACTTTTCAACATTCCAAGTTATTGATTTTGATACAAGAGAACAAGTTGCTGAGTATGTTGGAAAACTTCCACCAGATACATTAGCTGAAATATGTTTTAAATGGGGTAATATGTATAATGCATTTATTGTAATTGATATTACTGGTGGTATGGGAGTAACGACATCTTTAAGATTAAGAGAATTGGGTTATCAAAACATGTATGTTGATGGTGTTGATATTTCAAATAAATGGAAATATGACCCAAAGGTAACTGAAAAAATACCTGGAATTAATTTTAATGCTAAACGAGTTCAAATTATTGCAACATTTGAGGAGTATTTAAGACATGGATTTAAAATAAATTCAAGTAGATTACTCAATGAAATGAATACATTTATTTATATAAATGGAAGGCCTGACCACCAAAAAGGGCAACATGACGATTTGATTATGTCTGTCGCAATGGCTCTTTATGTTGGTGAATCATCATTTACATCACTTAATAAGGTAACAAACCAAACAAAGGCGATGATTAATTCATGGACTGTTAATACAAATAATTACGATAGACAACAGTTTTTAGACCCTGTTATACCACAACATCAAGAAAACATTAAAAGAGAAGCCACAAAAAGTGATTATGAAAACTATTTATGGTTATTCGGAGGAAGGAGATAAAACTATGGGATATATAAAAAGACAAAAATCAGGGACATACAACGCAGGTACTCGAAGTAAAGTATCCGGACAAGGGGTGCAAACTGTAAAATTACCTGTAAGTGATAAAAAACCTAGTAAATAACATTTATAGTGTTGTTTAAACAAATTATACTTCAGATATGAGTGAAAATAAACTAACAGTATGGCAGAGGTTATCACAAGCCTTTGGACCCAATTCATTATTAGGTCAAGATTACCCTACATACAAATATGATAAGCAAGAATTATTAAAAACAACTTCCAAACAGGAATACGAAAGAGAACGACTTCAAGCTCAACAAACTTACTATTTAGCAAATCAGTGGGGTAGAATTGAAAACAATCTTTATACACAGGCGGTTTATTATGAACCAACACGTTTATCCTCTTTCTATGATTATGAATCAATGGAGTTTACACCTGAAATTGGTGCGGCTTTAGATATATACGCTGAAGAGTCAACAACCATTAACCAAGATGGTTTTATGTTACAAATTTATTCTGAGTCATCGAGAATTAAATCAATTTTAGGTGATTTGTTTAATAACTCTTTAGATATAAACACTAACTTACCTATGTGGACAAGAAACACATGTAAGTATGGTGATAATTTTGTTTATTTAAAGTTAGACCCTGAAAAAGGTATTGTTGGATGTATGCAATTACCAATCATTGAAATTGAAAGATTGGAAGCAGGTATGGGGGCTCACTCAACAGATTCAACAACTAATCCTGAAAAGAAACATTTGAAATTTAAATGGAAACAAAAAGATTTAGAATTTAATACTTGGGAAATTGCTCACTTCAGATTACTTGGTGATGATAGAAGACTTCCTTATGGTACTTCTATGTTAGAAAAAGCTCGTCGTATTTGGAAACAATTATTATTGTCAGAAGATGCGATGTTAATATACAGAACATCAAGAGCACCTGAAAGACGTGTATTTAAAGTATTTGTTGGAAACATGGATGATGCGGATGTTGAACCGTATATCCAAAGATTTGCCAATAAGTTTAAAAGAAGTCAAACTGTTGATAATAAAACAGGTAATGTAGATATGAGATTTAATCAGATGGCAGTTGACCAAGATTATTTTGTTCCCGTTAGAGATACCACACAAACAATGCCTATTGAGACATTACCAGGAGCCGCAAACTTATCGGAGATTGCAGATATTGAGTATATTCAAAAGAAATTATTAACGGCTCTTCGTGTCCCTAAAGCGTTTTTAGGATTTGAAGAAACTGTGGGTGATGGTAAAAATTTATCATTACAAGATATTCGTTTTGCAAGAACAATTAACAGAATTCAGAAAAATATGGTTTCTGAATTAAATAAAATTGCAATCATCCATTTATTTATTCTTGGTTTTGAAGATGAAATTTCAAATTTCCAACTTAGTTTAACTAATCCGTCAACTCAGGCAGATTTAATGAAGATTGATGTATGGAAAGAAAAGATTTTATTATACAAAGATTTGGTTGCTGACCCTGGTAGTGGAATTGCTCCTGTATCAGTTTCTTGGGCTAAGAAACATATTCTTGGATTTTCTGATGAAGAAATTAAACTTGATTTACAACAACAACGTATTGAAAGAGCTGTCGGTGAAGAACTTAAGAAAACTGCTGAAGTTATTACTCATACAGGTTTATTTGATAATTTAGATAAGTTGTATGGTAAAAAAGAAAGTGAACCTGCGGGGACACCATCAGAAGGAGGTGGAGCACCACCATCATCTGATTTAGGAGGATTTGGAGGAGGCTCTGAAAGTCCTGCACCACCATCGGAAAGTCCTGCACCACCAGTGGAAGGAGCAGGAACAGTACCTGAAAGTGCTGAAGACCGTAATTCGGGACTTAATATTTTATTAGAAAATAGTGGGATGTTAAATGAAGATGAATTGATTGATTTAGGTAGAGTTCAAGAATCATTAGGTGAAATTGGAAATCAATTGGATAAACTATTAAAGAATTGATATTTATAATTAAATTATTATATAATGAGATTCGGAATAATAAAAACACTAGTAGAAAATAAGTTAGTAGAGTCATTTAAAAATGAAACTCTTAAAGCTGATATGTATCTTTTTAACAAAAAATTATTAAAAAATAAAGATTTTGTTAAAATGATGTCAATTTATGACAACCTAAATGAAAACAAAGGTTTAGATAAAGAAACTTCCAATTATTTGGTTGAGGATATGGTTTCTGAATTTAAAAATCTAAAACTTTCGGAGTCAACAAATAAATTTATTAAAAGTTGGACAAAAGATATTGTTTTAGAAAACAAATACGAAACTATTGATGATTTATTGTATGGCGATTTGATAAAACCTGAAAAAAAATCAATTGCTAAAAAGAAAATTGTTGAAAGTTTAACTAAAACTAAACCTATTGTTGAAAACAAAAAACCTAAAGTTCCAATTAGTTCGTTAGTTAAAATTGCAAATTCAACAGTTGAAAAATATTTAGAAAATCTAAATGAATCAGAAAAAAATACTGTAAAGGAAATTTTAACTTCAAAAGACGAAAACTTAAAAAATAAATTCAATGAGTTAAAAGAAAATGCAGTTCAAAAAATTGACTCATTAATTTCAGAATCTGATGAGGAACTTAAAAATGTTTTAATTGAAACAAAAGAAAGAATTACAAATTCTAAACCAACTAAAAAAGAATACATTAAATTATTGAGTTTAACTCAAAATTTATAATTCAATATTTTTTGAATTTTTATAAATTGCATTTTTTAAAATCTGACGTTTAGTGTCAGATTTTTTTTTGTGGTATTTTCTTTCTTGTAAATTTTTGACAAGTTGTGTTTTTACAACTTTTTGTTTAAAATTTTTGAGAGCTCTTTCAATCCCATTATTTTTTACAGGTATGATTAACATTTTTTTGACAAGTTTATTAACATTGATTATCTTTTAATAAATAAACGAAGATATGAAAAAATTGTAAATGAAAAAAGGAAAAAGTTGTGTAATCAAAGGTTACAAACAAATAAAGTGTTCTTATGGAACTGTGGATTCAAAAAACCTAAAATCAATTTACTTAAACATCCAATCTTGGGTTGAACCAAAAGGTTTAGAAATGGATTGGGTACGACCTGTATCAATACTCAACAAAAATATAAAGACAACTCTTGGTGATATAGTCGACAAAGATTTATTTAATGATAAATTTATCGTTGATTTAGATTTAAGAACAAGTGGTATATCAATCAAAAAAAGGTCTTTTATGAATTTAGAAATAACACTTTTTGTTAAAACAGAAATGGGGTTCAAATCAACCGAGTTAAAAAATGAATTAAAAAATATTATATCACAGGTTGAAAAATACTGTTTCAAACCATCAAAATATTTTAAATTTTATTTAACTAAAAAGGATAAATTAATTACTACCGATAAATTAGAAAATATTTAATATTTATCTAATAAAAAGGTAAAATGCAAAATTATAAAATATTAGGTCCAAGAGATACAGGAAAAGGTGTTTTAATTGAAATGGATGCAGGATTTGTTTCCCCAAGAGAAAAACATAATCAAACATTCTTACAAGAAAGTAAGGATTTTAAAGATTATTCAAAACCATTTGAGTTTTATGCTGTTCTACAAAAATATAACACACCAAATAGAAATGGTAGATTATACCCTGAAAGAATTTTAAAAAGAGAAGCTGATAACTATATAAAAAATTACATAGGTAAAAAAACATCGTTATCAGAACTTAATCACCCTGAATCTTCATTGATAGATTTAGATAGAGTATCACACATGATTACAGAGATGTGGTGGGATGGTAATGTTCTATTAGGTAAACTATTACTTTTGACTTCACCAGGGTTCCATGAAAGAGGTATCGTATCAACAAAGGGTGACCAAGCAGCAAACCTATTAAGATTAGGTGTAACGTTAGGTATATCATCAAGAGGGGTAGGTTCATTAAAAAAAGTGGGCGACCAAAATGAAGTACAAGATGATTTTGAATTAATTTGTTTTGACCTTGTGTCGTCACCATCAACACCTGGAGCTTATTTATTTACTGAACCTGACGGTAGATTTGCCTTTGAAGAGAACCTAAAAGAAGAAAATGAAATGAAAGCTGCAAGAACAGTTAACAAATCGCTTGATTTAATGGGTAGACTTTCCGATTATTTAGGAAAATAAATAATTATGGAAATGGATGAAAAATACTTTGTGGCAAAAATCCAATATGATTTGCCAGATGAAAACACAGGAAAAATTAAAAAAGTAAGAGAAGAAAAACTTGTAAAAGGTTATTCTGTTACAGATGTTGAAGCTAAGGTTACAGAAGCTTACAAATCATTTAGTTATGATTGGAGAATTACTTCGGTTAGTGAAAGCAAAATTGACGAGGTGTTTGAGTAATCACAAAGTAAAAAAAAACATTTAAAAGAGGACAAAAGTCCTCTTTTTTTATGCTCTAACAAAAAAAAATTAATTTTTATAAACATTCATATATTTATTTAATAAAATAACTACGCAATGGCAGAAAAAAACTTGGTTGAAGAAGCATTAATCCAAATACAAAATTTGGAAGAAGCTATCAATGAAAACGCAAAAGAAATACTTCATTCTACAATGAAAGAAGAAATTAGCGAATTAGTAAAAGAGTCTATGAAAAATGAGGCTGAAGAAGAAGATGAATTTGAAGTTGAAGACGAACTAGAGTCTGACGACGAATCGGAAGAAGAGGACGAATTTGAATTAGAAGACGAGTCTGAAGAAGACGAATCTGAAGAGGAAGACGACGAAGATTCTGAAGAAATGTTTGACATTGATAATTTATCTGATGTAAGTGACGAGGATGAATTTGATTCTATGGCAGTGACTGATTTAACTGACAGTTCTATGGAAGAAGTTCTTAAAGCTTTCAAAGAAATGAAATCTGATGACAGTTTTGAAATTAAAAAAGAAGGTGATTTTATTCATTTAAGAGATGAAGATGATGAGTACCTTATTCAAACTGAATCTGAAGAGGAAGAGTATGAAGGTTGGAATGAAGAATCTGAAGAAGAAGAAGAATTAGACGAAATCGTTTACGAAATTGAAATGAGTGAAGAGGAAGAGGAAGAAGAGGAATACGAACTTGAAGAGGATTTCATATCTGAATCACAATTAGTATCATTATCAAAAGGTTTTACTAAGGAAATACATAAAGGAAAACCTGCAATGAAACCAAAAATTGGTAAAGATGCTAAAATTGGTGGAAATGCTAAAGACTACGGATGGCACAAAAACGCTTCTTTACCTAAAGGGTTTAAAGAAGATATGCCAAAAGCAAATCCTACAAAAGGTACTGGTAAACCTAAATTTGAGTTCAAAGAAGAAGCATCAATGGATACGGATAGACCTAAAAAATTCGCAACAAAAGAGGAAGCTAAAGAAGCTGCTCGTACTTACGGATTTGGTTCTAAAAAAGGACGTGGTTTAAGAAAAGGTGTTACACCTAACAGAAACTTAACGTTTGAAAGCCGTGAAATTATGGAAGAAGTTGAAATGTTAAGAGCTAAAAATGAAGAATACAGAAAAGCATTGAATATGTTTAGAGATAAACTTAATGAAGTTGCGGTATTCAATTCGAATTTAGCATATGCTACAAGATTGTTCACTGAACACTCTACATCAAAGCAAGAAAAAATTAACATTTTAAGAAGATTTGATACTGCTGACACTCTTAAAGAATCTAAAGCTCTTTATAAAACAATAAAAGACGAGTTAGGTGGTACTACCGCTAAAGCTCCGATGACAGAATCAATCGAAAGAGTAATGGATAAAGTTCCTCAATCAGGTTCAGCTGTGAATTTGATTGAATCAAAAACTTATGAAAATCCTCAATTCTTAAGAATGAAAGACATTATGTCAAAAATAATAAAATAAACTAAAAAAATAAAAAACCTATAAAATAAAATGGGAGCATTATTAGAAAGTGGATTAGTTGGTAACATTGGTCTTAAGCACTTGAAAGTTATCAAAGAAGACACTATAAACAAATGGGACAAATTAGGGTTCCTTGAAGGTCTTAGAGGCCACCTAAAAGAAAACGTTGCTCAGTTGTATGAAAACCAAGCATCACACTTAATTAACGAAGCTACTTCTGACGGGTCATCAGGTTCTTTTGAAACTGTTGTTTTCCCAATCATCAGACGTGTGTTTTCTAAATTATTAGCTAACGAAATCGTATCTGTACAAGCTATGAACTTACCAATCGGTAAATTGTTCTACTTTGTACCTCAAATCCAAGGGTATACTGGTGCTACTTCACAAATCATTAATGGTGGTAGTGTTCAAAACGACCATAGAGCACCTGTAGGTGGTCCTGGTAACTACCCTGGTGACCCTAACGCAGGTTACAATGATTCAACTGCTTATCCTAAGAACCTTTACGATTTATTCTACGAAGGTACTGAGCCAGGTTTGAACCCATCAGGTCTTTTTGACTATTCAAAAGGAGCTTGGGCTTGGATGACAGGTAACACTACTCCTGTAGTTTGGTCAAACGGTAACTTAGTTGTTTCTGGATACGGTGGAGGTGAGTATAGAAAAATTCTTATCTCTTTAAGTGGTTTCACTAATGCTGGTGAAGGTAAATTAATTGGTCCTGACGGTCAAGAAATGGATACTGAAACATTCTTATCTGACTTGACATTATTACCTGCACAACCTGTAACAGGAACTCAAAGTTTATCTGCAGCAATTCAAGCGGCTGGTGGAAACTCAACTGTAACAACACCTCTTTTATTCCGTGTTGTTACACAGAAATATGGTAAAGGTATTGTACAATACGGTAGTTCAACTACTACTACTTGGCCTGGTTCTAACTTAGGTGGTGGTAACGGTGGTAACTATAACAACATCTGTTCTCAAGATGGTATCATCTACTTAGAAGTTGATTTACAAACTCCAGCATGTATTTCATGTGGAGCGTCAACTCCTGATGGATATACAGGTACAACTCTTGCTTCTAATACAATTCTTTCAGCAACTACTTCTAACCAAGCAATTGTTGCAGCTTGGAAGCGTTACAGAGAGTTAGAATTTGAAGACAGAATTGGTGAGGTTTCTTTTGACCTTCAGTCAGTAACAGTTTCTGTAACTGAAAGAAAGTTAAGAGCACAATGGTCACCAGAACTTGCTCAAGACGTTGCAGCGTTCCACAACATCGATGCTGAAGCTGAATTAACAGCTTTATTGTCTGAACAAGTTGCGGCTGAAATTGACCGTGAAATCTTACGTGACTTACGTAAAGGTGCAGCGTGGACATTACGTTGGGATTACAACGGATGGAAGCGTCTGAATAACCAATCAACTCCTTATACTCAAAAGGACTGGAACCAAACGTTGATTACTGCAATCAACCAAATTTCAGCTCAAATCCACAAATCTACTTTAAGAGGTGGAGCTAACTGGATTGTTGTTTCTTCTGAAATCAGTGCTATCTTTGATGACTTGGAATACTTCCACGTATCAAACGCGGCTCCTGAGCAAGACCAATACAACATGGGTATTGAAAGAGTTGGTACTTTAAGTGGTCGTTACCAAGTATACCGTGACCCATACTTCCCACCAAACACTGTGTTGATTGGTCACAAAGGTACTTCGTTATTGGATACTGGATACATCTACGCTCCATACGTACCACTTCAATTAACTCCAACAATGTATAACCCATTCAACTTTACTCCTATCAAGGGTATTATGACACGTTACGCTAAGAAGATGGTTAACAACCGTTTCTATGGACGTATCATCGTTGATGGTGTTCGTACATTCGATTTGAATGAATTAAGATAATCTATCTTAATGTAGATAAAAAAAGGTCAGAGAAATCTGACCTTTTTTATTTTTTAATAATTCTTAAGGATTTTGATATTACTTCAGATTCCAATAAAGTGAACGCTCCACGTTTATACGCTGCAACAATTGCTTGTATAAGACATTGATTAGCTTCAATTTCGGTTAGATTATTAATAAAATTATTTAAATCTTCTTCAGAATTATATTGTATGGTATCAAAAATACTTTCAGATGATGATAATGAGTTTAATTTGTCAATTATTTCTTGATTTAAACTGTCCTCTTCTAAATGTTCCATAGTGTGATATATTTATATTAAAGATAGTAAAAAAAAATCTATATGAAAAGTAACGTTATATTAGAAATATTAAAAAAATTTAAAGAGTATGACGATTATATAAATGAGTCAACTGCTACGGGTGGTGCGGGTAGTTATAGAGTTCCATTAAGACCTGGATTAAGACTTTGGGATAAAGAAGCTTTAGACCCATATATTATACCTTTAAGTAAATTTGATAATGCTCAAATATATGTTGACTCATTAGATGGGAATATTGAAACAAAAGGTGTTAAAAGAAAAGAAGAAATGGCTGTTGATATATCAAAAAATGATGAAAGACATCCTGTGTTAAATGATGATGATGGTAGTGATTTAAATGAAAATCCTGTTAACTCAAAATTACTTAAAAAAGTTTTTGGTAAAAATAAAATAAAAGAGGCAACTGATACAACTTTAAGTACAGGTGATTGGAATGGTCCTGCGGAATTCAAAAAACAAACATGGGATAAACACGTACTATCACCATTTTTGATTGATTCTGAACATTACCATAATGAAATTGTTAAGAATAAAAATGTTGATGGTAAAATTTCATTTAAACATGGGTATCTTGAAAAAGACCATCCTGATAAAGGAAAATCAAAACATATTATAACACCAACAGAATATAAAGATGTTGTTAATGAAGATTTGGGAGTTTGGTTTGGGACAAAGAAAAAACCAAAGGGAAGTAAACAACCAAAAGGTCCTTGGGTAAATATATGTAAAAAAGTTGACGGTAAACATCCACCTTGTGGAAGACCTGATGCATCTTCTAAAGCTTATCCAAAATGTCGTGCGGCAGGTGTTGCAGGTAAAATGTCTGACTCTCAAAAGAAAGCTGCTTGTCAACAAAAAAGAAACGCTGAAAAGAAAGATACTCAAACAGGTAAGGGACAAAAACCTGTTATGACTTCATACAAACCAAAAAAGAAAAAGACCAACGAGTCGGTCTTAATATCTTTAATTAGAAAGGCTTTAGATTAATAAATACTTTTACCAACTCTGATACCTGGTTTTAAAGGTTCATATGTTCTTTCAGGTCTTGAATATTGGCCTGTACTAAATTCAGAATTTAATGCTTCTAAAGCACCTCTATATGCACCTGAATCATCAGATAACAATCTATCAATTACATCCTGAATTAAACTTCTATCTAATCTTCCGTATTCAGGTTCTTGTGACATTTCTTTTATTGCCTTTTTAATTTGACTATTTAATTTTGACATGACTTTAATATTAACAATTTATTTTACTATAAATATTGTCAAGGGAATGATTAATTTGAGTTTCCAATTCTTTTTCAATTTCCATTGCTCTATGTTCCATTTCTTTACGGAATGTGTTAACCAATTTGTCCCATTGAGTTTTACTTAATTTGATAAAATAACTGTATGTGTGATTTGTTACTGTAATTTGTCCACCATCCATAGTAACAAAAATACCTAATTTATCATTACGGATATATTTTTTGTCAGATATTGGAGCGATTATGAGTTCAGAATCTTCCGAATGAATGAGTTTTCTACATATGGTGGAACATTTCCTCACGTTTGACATATAAATGTCAAATTCAGTGTTATCTCGGTCTAATTTACGTAGATATAAACGATATTTAATCCACAGTTTTTTTATTATAGTCATGTCATTTATGATTTGACTACAAATATACTATGATTTTTTAATAATTCAAAATTTTTGATTAACAATATGTGCCTGAACAGTGTTTTTTTCCGTCTAAACCTTTTATTTTACCTTTACATACTTGTACAGCGTGACCATTACTATAAGCACTTGGGTACACGTCATATTTTGCCTTAGCGGACGCGACTCCACGTGCACATAATTTAGTACCAGCTTTTTTACGACCTTCCATCATAATATCTTCTTGAGGTTCAACTGCGTCGTCAGAACTGAATTTATCACCTTTAATTTCATTCATCATAAAATCAAATACTTGGTCTAAATTATTCTTAGATTCAGCAACATGGTCTTGAGCCCAATCATGTCCGTTATTTAAGATATTTTCTACATCATCTTTAGGAATTGATAATAAAATTTCACATTGACGTTGCATTTGTTCTAAATTACTGAAAAACATATATCTTTCAGATTGTTCTTTTAATACTTTTTTAATTACACTATTTAAATTTTTCATATTACGCAATCATATCATCTTCTTTTAGGTCATTACAGACAACATCTAAAAACACTTCAATATCATGTTCTAAACCTTCATAATCTTCAAATACATTTGTTCCTTCAGTTGTATTTTCAAACATACAAGTTTGGAAATTACCTTCATGGTCACAATAAATTTCACCATAGTAATCATTATCATCAACTGTTAGATATCCTGTGTGTATTTTTTCATCATCAGTATCCTCAGTTGACTCATATCTAAATTTGAATGAAGGCATACCTGGAAATTCAAAAGACCAAAAACCTCCGGCCTTTGTAATTGCATCTTCTTTAGACGCTTCATCATCAATTGAAATACCTTTAGTAAATTTCTCAAGAGTTTCTCTTTCTTCAGGTGTGATTGATTCCATACCGGATTGACTAATTTTATCTAAAATTGCGTCAATTTTATCTTCACCTGGTTGTAATGCTTCTGATAAAACAAATCTTAATAGTTTTGTATATTCGTTTTCAGATATTTTTATTTTTTTCATTTTTTATCAACAATTTGAAATGTTAGTGTTTTCTTATAAGTATTAACTTCACCTGAAGAAAGTACTTTAATGTCTACTTTATATTCATTTGGAATTTTATCCCTTGTGTCAAACATAAAGTAGTATTCATTTGAAGTTCTATTAACTTCCGTCCAATCTTGTACTTGTACTTCCGTAGTACCTTCATTAACATATATTCTATAATAAGATTTAACAGGTGTTAAAACTTGATTTGACGTGTATGCTTTTTTAATTACGACACCAACTTTTCTAACATCGGTATTTAATACTTTTTCATTTTGTTTAATTCCATAAAAATCAAATCCATAAAGTTCAGGGTCTTTACTTTGTGGTCCTAAACTAAATCCAAATTTGTATGGTAAAAGAGTTAAGTCGTTAACTACATTTGGTATTGAAATATTGTTATATGATAAGTTTGACCAAGTATCGGTAAACATACATGGTGTAGTTGCGGTCATTGCGGTAGTTGTTATTTGATAAACTCCTTCAGTTTTCAAACAAGCGGTATATGTACCGACATTGTCCCCCATATTATTTTCAAGTGTGACAATTGGATTGTTATCTAAATTAGTTGGAATTCCGTCAATGTAAGAGTATAAATAAAGATTATTTGCGTGATTACTATAAAAAGAATTTCTATCATCCTGAACTAAATCGTTATAATTTGTTTCAAGATAAGGGTCATAAAATGTTTGAGTATGTCTTGTAAAAAATCCTACAGAGTAATTTTCAGTTAAACCTGTTAAATTTTCTAATTCAGGTAAAAATGCTATTCCCCATCCTGTAGAACCTGTTGTTGTTCCTGTAAGAATTCGATTGACTTCATTTGTCATATTAAATTCGATGTCCTCATTACCAAATTCAAAATGTTGGGTATCAACAATTGTTAATGCTGAAAAATTAATTGTTGAACCAGTGCCGTTATTTATGTTATTATAAATTCCTGGTGTTGACCAATTATCTAATGTTGTTGTTTGAAACCAATTTGAAGGTCTTTGTGAATACGCTTTGTCTTGTGGTAACGCTATTGGGGACAATAATCCATTAGTTGAATTTAAAGTACGTTGAACATCGTAATAATCATATCCCACACCTTCATCCCATGATTGTGCAGTTCCTGTATTACCTGAAGTAAGAGGTATTCTAAATAATACTAAATCAAATGATGTTGCTCTTAATCTTCCTTGTGAAGTATATTCATTACTTAAACCATCTTTATCAAATGAAGATGTATTAGTCATTCTTAATGTATGTGTAATACCTGAAAAACCTGTACATCCTGTTGAAATTATTCCGTCTTGGATTTTTTGAACAAGTAGTGATAAATCTAAATCAAAAATAAATCTACTAAATCCTGGTGATGCAATTACATCAGATGCTGAACCAAAATATAATTGCGTATAAGGTGATTTACCAGTATTGGTAAAACTATTTGAAATTATTGTATTGTTCCTACTAAAATATGAACGATGTATTGACATTTACTCTTTTTAGATAAATATCAATTTATACGAATATTTTGATTTAATACTTTAGTATCAAATAATTTCCATTCAGAATTTAATTTTGTCTTGGATACAGGGGAAGTTTCAATTGTTAATTCAAATGGTGGTAATCTGTGATAAAGATGTTGGTGGTTTAATAAAAATCTTACAATTAAAGATAATAAATCTTTTAAAGCTTCACCTCTAACCATAGAATTTGTTGAATTATAATAGTTACCTGATAATGTCGGTTCATTAATACCATACACATCTGAATTTTTTAATTGAATTCTTTCTAACCCTGGTATATTTGAATTATTAGATATTAAAAATATTTTTTCAGAACCCATTACCGCATAACCAAAATCACCATTTTGACTTATGTCAGGAGTGTATTTTACGTTTTTTGAAACTTTTTTTAACCCGTATTTATTTTTACTTGAAATTAATCCTGAACCAGGGTTTGTTAATTTCTGTGATTTTGGAAACGCTATTAATGAAATTAAAGTATTAGCATTTTTCTTTTCAAGGTCGGTACCCGTAGATAATTTTTTTTGTAATGATAAAGACGGTCTAAAATAAAATGGAAATCTAACATCTGTTACATTAACAGTTTCTCCTGGGGTGTTTATAAAGGCATTATTTAATCCTGATATTATTTTGTTAATTATATCGGATACTTCTTGTAATGTTGCAATGTTATTAAATGAATGTGAAAAATAAGTATATGTAATATCATCAATAACTGTTTGTTGAGTAAATTTATCAGTTAATGTTTTTTTAGATTTTCCCGGTAAATTATATATGTTAATATTACCTGAAAATGGACCTTGAGTGTCTAATCCGTAATATATTTCATATTCAACAAGTTTAACAATCTGTTCAGATACGGTTAAATTTTGAGTAATTGTTTTTTGAGTTCCTTTGGTTGTTCTAATATCAAAATTAGACAATTGTAAAAAAGACCTTTTAGGGTTTGTTACAGGATATTCATTTGTATTTAATATTGGTGTTTTTTTTGACCTCAATAAAACTTCATTATCTTTTAAAATAATGTCAGACCTTCCTTTAGAATAAATCCCATAATCTTTTGGTTCAGCAAAAACCCCTTTTGTATTTTCAAAAAAGTAACTTGTTGAATTTTTTAATGGAGTTCCAGGTTTAACATTAGGACCTGCGGCCATAATACTTTTAGTCTGATTAGCGTTTTCACGAGCTAAAGACATTGCTGAAGATATCGGACCTTTAATATAAAATTGATTTTTTCTTCCAGTATTTTCAGACCAGTTATAATAAATTAAATGAACATAGTCATTAGTTTCAGGAACAATATTTAATTGTACAGGGATTAAAGGAATATAAACAAATGGGTCAATATCTTCATAAAAAAACTGTTCTAAAATATCATCCCCTTGAGCATTTAAAACTGGTTTACCGTTTTTGGTAATATCTTTAAGTGAGTCAATTATTTGTTGATAAACTTCAAAATCAGGTTTAACTCTAATTCGTTCTAATAAATATTTGTCTTCATTATGAGTAACAGTACCACCAAATAATACCCTATGTTTTTGTTGTTCATCCCTTCCTTGACTCATATTCTTTTAAAATTTTGTTATATGTTGATTCTATTTTATCAATTTTTTTTGTTAATTCAATAACTAATTGTTTTGTATTATCAAACTCTTTTGATAAAAAATCCATTGCTAATACCAAATCTTTATTTGATTTAGTTTTATACTCAACTAATATTTCTTTTATTTTTTCTGACATATTAAAAATATTTTCCTGTTACTCTTACATTTCCTGTTGGTTGACCTGTCGGAGCAATTGTTTCAGTAACTATTACCCCTTCTATCTTACCATTTTTAGTTCTTTCATTAAAAGACGCTGTAAATGTTGCAAATTTTTCAAGTGTACCTAAATCAGGTTCACCATTAATACCGGGACCCGTTGGTATACCAAGTTGTTGCATCTGTAATATATATTCAACAACTTCTTTTTGAGGTAAAACACCTGGTAGGTATTCGGTTAAATATAAAAATGGTGTTGGTAAAATATATTTTTTAGGTATTGGAGTTAATTTTAACAAATTAAAAATTGCATTAAGTAATGACTTACAACTTCTATAATCATTAACTAAATTAACTACACCTTTAATGATTGCTTCTGTATTATCTAAAATTGACTGAATTGCATTTTTTTGCATTTTAGTTTTAGTTACAATTAAATCTCTTATTATTGATTTAACTAACTTAAGAACATCTTGTTTAAATTGGACATAAAGAGCTTCGATAAAAAGTGCACCTATCTTTGAAGTTGCACATATTATCATTTTTTTATTTAGTTTTGCAAATTGCATCATTCCTGGTGAACTCGATTCTAAATCATTCACAATATTTTCATCCAAATTCGAAACTGTACTTGAAAGAGCTTTTGACATTACCACAAAAGGTAAAAGAACTTTAGGTGATAAAATTGACATTACAGCACCTTTAACAAAGTTTTTTATTATCCCTTGATTCCAAGAATATTCAAGAGAAATACCCTGTAGTTGCCATCTATCATCATTAGATAAATTAAAATAAATGTCTTGGAATACATTATTCATGTTACTTCCATCCTCATTAACTTCACTTATTGTATCAAAAACATAATTAACATCACTTATAGGTAATTGAACATTATTACAATCAATAAATTCAACATAACCTTGTCGTATGATAGAAATTTCATTTTCAATTTGTGATATATCATTTGGTGTAAATTCAAAAAATGTATTTGTCACGTCATCGTACTCAGGATATTTTGCAATACCACCGACATCAATTTCCTGATTAGAATCAAAACACATTCCTAAAATTCTTTCAAGAATTCTTGTAAATTTCAACCAATCATTATATTTTGATGGTCCAGTATTTGAATTAAATTTTGTTATGTTTAAAATCAAATCAACTATTTTATTTATCGCATTATTAAAATCTAACATTTTTAGAGTTTTATAATAATCAATAATAAAATCTGTCACTCTATTTGGAGCATTTATTCTTTGATATAAAACAACTTTAAAATAGTTTCCTTGGGAAA